CACTGGTCTCCTCTAGAAATGGTATCTGCTACCATTGAAATTGAAACAACGCGAGACATTGCACGACAAATGCTGCGTCATCGCTCTTTCTCCTTTCAGGAGTTTAGTCAGCGATATGCTATGCCTGAAGCATTGGGTACTCCTGTTTTTCGTGAAGCACGGGGTCAAGATCCTAAGAATCGACAGAATTCTGTACGGCTTGAGGACGGACCGATTCATGCGGAATGGTTAGTAAAACAACGAAATGCTTGGGAAGCTGCTCGTACTGCCTACGATTGGGCAATCAAGCAGGGTATTGCTAAAGAGCAAGCTCGTGCTGTCATGCCCGAAGGAATAACTCCTTCACGACTATATATGGCAGGGACTATTCGTAGTTGGGTACATTTTATTCAGCTACGGAGCGGAAATGGCACACAGCTAGAACATGCACGGATTGCAGTAGAGTGTGCAGAAGCACTAACAGAAATCTTCCCTATGATTACTGAGTTTGTAGACGGAGCGTATAATCCGTGAAGTTTACAATCTATGGAAAGCAAGACTGTGTGTTCTGCGATAAAGCAAGACGATTGCTAAAAAGTAAGAATCTTAGCTTTGATTATATGCAGCTTGACCGCGACTATACGATGGATGATTTATGGGCAAAAGTAAAGTTTACTACCTACCCGCAAATTTTTATGGATGATTACCACATCGGTGGCTATGACAAACTTTATAAGTATATAGAAAATCTATGACAGGAAAGAAATATGACGGAGAGAAGCCACAAATGTATTTGCTTCCTCCAAAAGCAATCACAGAGGTAGCAAAAGTATTGACATTTGGGGCTTCTAAGTACGGCCCAGATAACTGGAGAAAGTTAGATGATTTACAGAACAGGTATAGCAGTGCTGCTATGCGGCATATTTTTGCTCACATCGACGGCAGTGTATTAGACGAAGAAAGCGATTTATCACATTTGGCACATGCTATTTGTTGTTTATTATTCAAATTGGAGATAGAGTTAGAGAATGGCAAGGGTAAAAAAGAAGAGCTACGAGAATCTTACATCTGGAAACATTCAGAGAGTTATAGAAGCCCTCCGCCAGGAGTCACCTATAACCAAGAAAGAAGCCTGCGAAATGCTGAATATAGCATACAATACGACTCGTCTGACCCGAATTCTGGAGGACTTTGAGGAACAACAGGCATATGTAAAAAAGAGAAAGCAACATAATAGAGGTCGTCCTGCTTCCACAGCAGAGATTCAGGATGCAGTGCTTTCTTATTTGCAGGGTGATAACATTAGTGATATTTCTAAGTCTATGTATCGTTCTGCGCTATTTATAAAGAATTTGTTAGAGCGCATAGGAGTGCCTCAAAGACCTGCTTCTCTTGATGAAAGAGTACAGAATGCTTATCTACCAGAAGAGTGTGTGTCCGATGACTTTGAGGTAGGAGAGAAAGTATGGTCAGCAGGATATCATGCTCCAGCAGTTATAGAGAAAAGATTAGACGATAAAAAATACATAGAGTTGTATGGATGTCCGTGTTACTCTATTTATATCTTTGAGAAAGTAGACTCTTCCGAAAGTTTCTATTCAAATACTGAGTTAGGGGGCTTTTATGCCTACTCCCCTGCCTATGATTTAGGTAAGCTAGCGCACTTACAAGAGCATGGAGTAAATCTGGAACGTATATGATTTGGAAGATTTGGAAATATGCGATTGGGTCTTTTAATGATGAGACAACCCGAGAGTATGATAATCATGTAGCTATCATAAGAACAATAGTGGTACTTATAAACTTTCTCACTTGTTTCTTTATTATGGCAAATGTAGTGCACAATTGGTGATTGATATGAGCTTTGCAGACAATGTATTAAATGCCCTTTATGAGGATAATATACGCATTACATATACCAGTGTTATTAGTGGCAGAGAGCTGCAGGGCGTATATACTCTAAAAGGCGATAAAAGAATACAGCAACAAGACGCTTCCGACACTATAGTGTGTTGGGACGTGAAAAATAAGGTATGGCAAGACATTCGTAAAGAAACAATTACGACATGGATTCGAGTCATAGATTGGTAGATAAGGAAACTAAGCTAGGACTAAAGATAGGGATGTGCTTAGTTGCAGGCATATATCTGCTTTCAGTTCTACTAGTGTTATAATGGGAAAAATATGGACGACAAAAAAGATGACGTTTATTACAGCGGTTGGTTCTACTGTTACCTCAGACGAGATAAGTTTAGGTGGCCCGAATATATCGAGTTTTATAGACGACTTGACAAAAATATTTCTTGACAGAAATGTCAATATCAATTATAATAGTTGTCAATAAAGTTAAGGAAACCAATGGGCGACCGATTTTATCAACAGCAAATAGACAGCTTGGGTACTTGCCCAGGCTCCACCCGTAAACCGAAAAGGAAACGAAAAATGGCTTGGGACGACGACAAGAAAGCAGCAGTCATCAAAGATTACGAAGCTGCTGAGCCTACCCCTGAAACTTCAATGGAAATTGTCAAAGACATCGCAGATGAGTACGGCGAGTCACCAAATGGTGTTCGTATGGTTCTCAGCAAAGCCGGTGTATATGTAAAGAAAACTCCTGCCCCTTCAGGTAGTAGCTCTTCTGGTGGTGGTGGTGGTGGTACTCGCGTATCAAAAGCTGCTGCCCAAGAAGCTCTCATCGCAGCAATCACTGATGCAGGTCAAGAGGTCGACGAAGATGTAGTATCTAAGTTGACTGGTAAGGCTGCTCAATACTTCACCACGGTACTCACCTCAGTAACTAGCTAATCCCAGGGGCTTCGGCCCCTCCTTACTCCTTTTAGTGGCACAGTAAAATACTTTTTGCTAACCTACTATTTAAGGAGATTTTGTGAGAAAAGAGGACTTAGCAAAGCTAGTAACTGAGTACGGTGATGCAATCATCACGTATCGAAGTGAAAACTCTAAAAAACTAAAATACAACGTGTGTACTTTAGATTTTAGCACTCCATATATTCAGACAAAAACAAACCGGGCAAAGGGGTCTGATAGGACTCTTTTGCTTTTTTGTTGGGACACTGACTCGTATAGACTGCTTAAACCAGAAAATGTAACAAGCGTTGTGCCTCTTTCGTCAATTCTACGCAATGGGAAGTAGTTATGGAACTACACGAAGCCCCTGCGGTATATGAAAAAATCATACACTATGATGAAGCGAAAGAGATACAAGTACGTCTTGTTGTTAGTACTTTTCGGGGTATAGAATATCTACACCTTAGAAAATACTATTTAGATTTTACCGAAGAATGGAAGCCAACACCGGAAGGTGTAGCTATGCAACTCGACTTCAATAACTCCCGAGAACTATTTTCTGGACTTATCGAGATCCTCTCCCTTGCAGAATCAAAGTCTATTTTAGAAGAATATTTCAAAGATTATTTAGACGAGATCTATAAATAATACTTTACTTTTTCTTCTGAATCCCGTATAATATATATTCATTCAGTGGAGAAATACATGCAATTTTTGGAGAAAGCCGCAGCCGCTTACTATGCAGGAGACCCCATCATTTCTGATGAAGAGTTCGATGCGTTGTCAGGCGAGTACGGCTATGACTCTGTAGGACATAAGATTACTGATGGTATACCCCATCGTTTTCGAATGTACTCATTGCAGAAGTACTTCTCCCTGGAAGATGCCGGCTCTTTGGTGCCGGAGTATATCAGCTCTCCAAAACTGGACGGTGCCGCAGTATCTATTCTATATGTATCTGGTCAATATGCCTTGGGCTTGACCCGTGGTGATGGCAAGATAGGTAGAGACATTACAGATAAGTTGGCTCATCTTGTCCCAGACACTATCGGCTTAGATGGAATCGTACAGATTACTGGAGAAGTTGTTGCCCCTGCACATATTCCTAACGCTAGGAACTATGCTTCTGGGGCTCTTAACTTGAAGGACATGGAGGAGTTTGCAACGCGAGACATCAGCTTTATTGCTTATGATATAGCTCCCAACCCTTTTGTTTACTTGCGTAGTTCCTTTGTGGGTCTTAGACGTATGGGGTTTACTACAGTCGCTGATGTTCCTGAGGGGTTGTACCCGACAGATGGCATTGTATATCGTGTCAACGATAACGAAAAGTTTGCTGAACTAGGGTACACAGACCACCACCCTCGCGGAGCCTTTGCTTTGAAAGAAGTAAAGAGTGGAGTAGTAACAAAACTACTGGATGTAGAGTGGCAGGTAGGCAAAAGCGGGGTCGTAAGTCCCGTAGCAATTCTAGAGCCTGTACAAATCGGAGATGCTACGGTATCTCGTGCAACACTGCACAACATTGAGTACATTCGCTCACTAAATCTTGAACTAGGTTGTGATGTGGAGGTCATTCGCAGTGGCGAGATCATACCTCGCATCGTCCGACGTGTAAAAATTTAGGTGCAGGTCAGAAAAAATAATTCTTGACAAGAATCTCATTTTCTCGTATAATATACGTTCAATTTCACAGGAGTCTTTTAGTGACAACGATTCAAGTTCCAACAAATTGCCCCAGTTGCAATTCTGTTCTTGAATGGTCTAATGATCAGCTATTTTGTCGTAATTCTAATTGCGATAGCCAGTCTCAAAAGAAAATTGTGCATTTCGCAAAAACTCTCAAGATCAAAGGTCTCGGCCCAGCCTCCGTAGAGAAGCTAGGCTTTGAGGGTGTTGCCGATATATATGACGCTGATATTGAGCTTTTAGCTGAAAAGTTAAACTCTGAAAAGCTCGCGGAGAAATTGTTTAAAGAAATACAAAACTCTCGGAAGGCTCCTTTGAACCTTCTGTTGCCGGCAATGAGTATTCCGTTGATAGGCAAGACAGCTACTGAGAAACTTTCAAAATGTTCAAACGGACTCTATGAAGTCGATGCGGAAGTTTGTAGAAGTGCTGGTCTTGGCCCGAAGCAGACTGACTCTTTGTTAGGATGGCTAGAACTAAACGACGACCTGGATTTGTTGCCTCACTCTTTGCAGTTTGAAAAAACAAGCGTAGAAAGTACAGAATCCCAGGGTGCAGTATGTATTAGTGGTAAGCTCAAGAGTTTCAAAACTAAAGCTGACGCTACACAAGCACTATCAGAGTTAGGGTATTCTGTGAAGAGTTCTTTAACTAAAGAGGTGACTATTTTAATTAATGAAAGCGGAATTGAGTCAGCTAAAACAAAACAAGCCAGACAAGCTGGCATAACTATTATTGAAAATCTTTTAGATTTTATTGGAGAAAAACATGGCATTGCCTAAGTGGACCGAAGAACGTACTGACCAGCTCGTTAGCTTTGTTGGTGACGAATCCCCAGTTTCTCAAGCAACTGTTGCAGAAGCAGCAGAACAGCTTGAAACCTCAACTCGCTCAGTTTCTAGCAAGCTGCGCAAGATGGGTCATGATGTAGAGCTAGCCTCTGCCTCAGCTTCTCGTGCTTTTAGCGAAGCACAAGAAAGCACTCTTGCAACTTTTGTGCAAGACAACAGCGGTGAGTATACTTATGCTCAAATCGCTGATAACTTTGAAGGCGGTGCCTTCTCAGCTAAGTCAATCCAAGGCAAGATTTTGTCTATGGAATTGACTGATCACGTCAAGCCTGCTCCTAAGGTAGAGACTGTTCGTACTTACTCTGAAGCAGAAGAAGAAACTTTTGTTCAGATGGTGAACGATGGTGCCTATGTAGAAGCAATCGCTGATGCTCTTGACCGTAGTGTTAACTCAGTACGAGGCAAGGCTCTGAGCCTGCTGCGTTCTGGTGACATTGATGCTATTCCTCGTCAGGAGCACACGAAAGGCGCTGCGAAAGAAGATCCATTGGCAGACTTGGGTGACATCTCAGGTATGACAGTAGAGGCTATCGCAGAGGCCATTGGTAAGACTGCTCGTGGTGTCAAAACTATGTTGACTCGACGTGGCTTGTCTGCCGCAGACTATGACGGTGCTGCTAAAGCTGCTAAAGCTGCGCAGTAAACTAACAAAAGATTGGAGTGAAGTCTTTTGCCAGAAGGCTTCTCTCCGTTGGGAGAAAGAGTGAATATTGCTAGTGCGCTCATAAAGCAGGTACTTGTGCTGCAGGATTTCGATACCTGGAGTTCTGTACGCAAAGACTATTTGCCCGCTGAATATCATACGGTATTTAGCACAATTGATAAGCACTATGATAAATATCACTCTCTTCCAACATTTGAAGACTTAAAGTTTGAGGTAAGAGACACCGCAACCCTAGAAAAGCTGTATGCTATTCAGAGTGTGGATGTAGATGTAGACGCATTTATGCTTCTGCAGTACCTAAAAAATGAGTACACCCAAAAGGAAATCTTAGATTCCTTAGAGGATTATATTGATAACTCTGTTGCCTTTGAGGATGCAGAAGAGTCAGTATCGCACCTACATCAGATTGTATTAGACGTCGAAAAGAAAGTAGACCTCGAAATGCCACAAGAGAGTATGCAACGTATTCCCTTGTTTGAAAATGATGAAGAGATCGGCAAATATCTGCCCCTTGGTCTAAACACCGAGTACGACCACGAGATCCAGTTCTCTCCCAGAGATTTGGTTCTTCTCGGGGGTCGTCGCGGGGCAGGTAAATCTCTAACGTGTGCAAACATTGCTCACAATGTCTTTGAGAGTGGTCGTTCGGCTATGTATTTCACTATCGAGATGGATAGCCGTTCGATTCTTCAAAGAGTATGTTCTATTGCTACGGGAATACCTTTTTCTCGTTTGCGAACAAAAAATCTTAGTGTGCTTGAATGGGAAGCAGTAGCCGGATGGTGGGCCAACCGCTATAAGGCTGGACAAGAAAGGTTTGTAGAATACAAAGAACATCGTGACTTCGAGAAATTTCATCATAGCTTATCAACAACTACCGAACTTCTCCCAGATCGGCAGCTTGATGTTATCTATGATCCAGGTCTTACTCTGGCAAAAATTAAGGCCGAATTGGACAAGAAAGTGAAAGCTCTCAACGTTGGGGTAATTCTAGTAGACTATATTAACCAAGTAAAACGCTCGGCTATTCCTTCTCGCTCAGGACAGTATGATTGGACAGAACAGATAGAGGTGAGCAAAGCCCTCAAGTCTATGGCACAGGAGTACGAATGTACTGTTGTATCGCCATATCAGACGGACGCGAGCGGCGAAGCACGCTTTGCCAAAGGTATACTTGATGCTGCCGACGCAGCTTATGCTCTTGAGACTTATGACCAAGAGGATGCTTGTATGACTTTTAATTGTGTAAAGATGCGATCCGCCGCTATGCGCTCCTTCACATCTCAAATGAATTGGGAGACTATGAAAATAGGCCCAGAAAGTGCAATGACGCCACAAGAGAAGGAAGGGTCTACACATAAGACGGGCGAAGAGATAGACGACGTTATATAAAATAGTTCTTGACTTTTTCAGCTGAATCTAGTATAATATGTGTTCACTTGAAATAGGAGAAGCTATGATTATTGTAGGCAGTATGAACCATACCCCTTCAGGCCGTCGTAAGAAAAGAATTGTGACCAAGAAAAAGAAAGCAGAGTTTGTTCCCCTCCGTGCTAAACCTCATCAGCTACCTGAGTTTAAACAGGCACAGTGGCAAAAAGACTATCAAGCAAGACCTTATGTACCGGGGCAAATTAACAGCCTGGGTATCGACCTCGAGTGGGAAGCCGAAAAGAAAAAAATCAGCAATAAGTATACTGTAGCACCCGCTTATAACAAAGGTGCTTATCAGGTTATACCCTCGGACTCTATAGACCAAATTGGCAAGTAGTATGAACTTCAAAGAAAAAATGCTCGTAATCACTATGGAAGAGTGCGGCGAGCTTACTCGTGCTTGTTCTAAGATATTAAGACATGGAGTCTTAAAAGATGAAAAGTATATCAAGAATCTAAAAGAAGAACTAGCTGATGTACAAACAATGCTGCGAGTCATAGCTTATGAATATGCTATAGATGAGAAAGAAATAGAAGACCTAGTAATTAAACGAACACTTAAGATGGCGCAGAAAGACTACAGATGAATGTAGAAGAATTATTAACTCAGAAGCAGATTCCTTTTATTCCGAAAGGAAAGGATTATGTAGTGCGTTGTCTAAATCCTGAGCATGATGATTCCAACCCAAGCATGAGAATCGACCAGATAGATGGTCGGTTCAATTGTTTTGCGTGCGAGTTCAAAGGTAATATCTTTACTTACTTTGGAGAAGCCGCAACGGGGTTACAGTTACGCAAAGAGTTGCTTAAGAAAAAGATTCAGGAGAAGCGAGCTGAGAATGTTGGCCTTGCTTTTCCAAAAGACTATATGCCCTATGTCGGTAACTGGAGAGGCATCTCTCCCAAGACTTACAGAAAGTTTGAAGCATTTGAACACAGTGGCTCAGACTATATTAGTAGAATTAACTTTCCGATACGAGATATATCTGGAAAGATTGTAGCATTTCAGGGCAGACATACTTCGGGCGGAGTTCCTAAGTATAAGTTCAGTCCCCCAGGTGCTAAACTTCCTTTATTTCCTGCAAGTATAGAACCAAAGCTAGGAGAAGTACTTCTAGTAGAAGGTATATACGATGTAATTAACTTGCATGATAAAGGATTGACCAATGCAGTATGTTGTTTCGGTACAAACAATATCAATGAAGATAAGCTCGCTATGTTGCAGATGCAAGGAGTATCTAAACTAGCAATCTTTTTTGATGGTGACGAAGCCGGACAGAAAGCTGCAAACAATGTTAAAGTAATGTGCGAGAAAGTTGGTCTCGTAACTAGGAACATCAATCTCGCAGAGACTGATCCTGGTGCACTTACTGAATCTCAAGTAAATAAATTAGAGAGAAAATTATATGCCTAAAGTTGCATTAGTAGAAACTAAACCTAGTCGTACAAATTTTGCAAGAGAGTTTGATGGCGCATTTGAATTTGACCAGTATCAGCTATGCTCTGATGCGAGTATTAAAAAAGTATTGAAGAAAGATTGTGATATCGACATCAATACAGACGCCTACGAGTGGATTGTTCTAGTCGGTAGTGATGCTTTGAAGTACTTTACTAAGATTAATTCAGTTACCGAATATTCTGGAAAGAAAGTAGAGGGTAAGTTCTTGCCTGTAATCAATCCTGCTATGCTTGCCTTTAAGCCAGAGGCTCGTAAGACGTGGGAATCCTCCAAAGAAAGTATTGTAGCTCATATCAATGGCGAGATTGAAGATGTAATTATTGATGAAAGTATTGCTATGGGCACCCAGGATACTGCCGTAGCAAAGGCTTGGATTCAAGCAGCCCTTGATGCAAACCCAGAATATATTGCCCTTGACTCAGAAACAAATGGCTTATACCCTAGAAACGGTCACATGATTGGTATTTCTATGTCTTACACAGGCAAGGACGGTATCTATATTGATACTGACTGCTTTGATGAAGAGATAGAGGCAATGCTGCATGAGCTTTTCAAGACTCGCAAAGTAATCTTTCATAATGCTAAGTTTGACGTAGCTTTCTTCCAATATCACTTTGGCTTTGAGTTTCCAGACTTCGAAGACACAATGTTGCTCCATTACCTCATAGACGAGAATCCCGGAGGTCATGGGCTAAAGCAGCTATCTATTAAGTTCACCCCCTATGGTGATTATGAAAAGCCAATGTATGATTGGATTGACCAATACAAGCGTGCGAATGGGTATAATCAGGAAAGTTTTTCTTGGGATATGATTCCCTTTGATGTAATGAAAACATATGCAGCTATGGATGCTGTATGTACTTTCCTTCTTTACGAAAAGTTTGTGAAGATTAAGCAAAACCCAAAACTCAAGTGGGTATACGATAATATTTTGATACCTGGAGTGCGCTTCCTTCTCAGCACACAAGATAATGGTGTGCCGTTTGACCGTGAGCGTCTTTTGGTAGCCCAAGAGCTAATGTTGAATGATATTGATGAAGCTATACAAGAACTCTATAAGGTGGATGCCATTCGTGAGTTTGAGAAAGCTCAGGGTAAGGATTTTAACCCAAACAGTACAGTACAACTGCGATCCTTGTTGTTCGATTATATAGGCCTACAGCCCACGGGCAAAAAGACGGGCACAGGAGCACACAGTACAGATGCAGAAGTGCTACAAGAGTTAAGTGAAACCCATGAAGTACCTAAACACATTCTTAATATACGCCAGAAATCTAAGATCAAAAACACATACCTCGACAAGATTATCCCACAACTCGACAGGGACTCTCGACTTCGTACTAATTTTAATCTACATGGTACTACTTCTGGACGTCTTTCTTCATCAGGTAAGCTAAATATGCAGCAGCTTCCTCGTGACAATCCTATTGTCAAAGGATGTATTAAAGCTGCACCAGGCAACAAAATTGTTGCAATGGACTTAACTACAGCAGAAGTATATGTTGCTGCTAAGTTGGCAGATGATAAAGCACTGATGGATGTATTCCGTAGTGGCGGAAACTTTCATAGTAGTATTGCTCATAAAGTATTCAGACTACCTTGCGAAGTAGAGCAAGTGGCAGAACTATATTCAACTCAAAGACAGGCGGCAAAAGCAGTTACTTTTGGTATTATGTATGGTGCTGGCCCTAAGAAAATTAGTGAACAAGTCACTAAGGACTCAGGAACATATTTCAGTGTATCAGAAGCTAAAGAAGTTATTGACGACTATTTCAAAGAATTCCACAAACTTAAAAAGTGGATTGAAGATAATCAAAAGTTTATTGAACAAAATGGGTTCGTATACTCGTATTTTGGACGAAAGCGACGACTACCAAATGTCGCATCTGAAGATGCGGGTATTCGCAGCCATAGTGTTCGTTCTGGTCTTAATTTCTTGGTACAGTCAACTGCTTCGGACATTAATCTACTAGGTGCGATAGATATGCATGAGCATATACGAGCTAACAAAATGGAAGCGCGTATTTTTGCTCTTGTGCATGACTCAATCCTTGCAGAAGTGCCAGAAGACGAAGTAGATGCGTACTCAGATGCATTAAGACATTACATTCAGCTAGATCGTGGAGTTTCTATTCCAGGCGCTCCCGTTGGCTGTGATTTCGATGTACATGAGGATTATTCTCTAGGTAAGTTCGAGAAACAATATGGTAATTACGTACAGTCGCTTGGCTAAAGTGACTTTTCCTGTCTTTAGACTGGGATCTTCTAACTGGCATGTTCAGGATGGGTTGCTTTATCTAGATGGACTACTGTTGGATGATAAGAATATGAAAGGAAATACGCTGGGTCTAAGAAGGCTACAGACCCCTTTCAATAATTTGTATAGACTGAACAAATCTTTGGATAGTTTAGTGGGAATACTGAAACAATCTAATAATACATTTATAGATAATGCAGGCAACCCTTTTCTTTATGAAAAGACTAGAAACTGCAAACTTATTTATAGAAAGATTAGAAAGATTGAAAGAAAAGATACTGCTGCCGTGCTTTGGCTAGAAGAGATAGGGCATCCCATGAGAGCTCCTAGGCCTCCAGCCCCCGAAATGGTATGGGCAGCAGTTCTCTACTTAAATGATGCACCTTGGATGATATATGAGTTTTCGGAAACTAAAAAACCTGACACTCGAAGAAAAGTATAAATTATGGCAAAACGAAACAGAACTCTTGCTGGTGCAAGTCTTGTATTACAAGAAATTGAGCCACTAACTCAGAATCAGTTAATAGCATTTGACAGTGAGAAGCATATGCTGCTCCACGGGGTCGCAGGAACTGGAAAAACTTTCATTTCCTGCTATCTAGCTTTTGACGATATGGTAAAAGGTCAGTATGAAAAATTAATCTTAATTAGAAGTGCTGTCCCTACCAGAGATATTGGCTTTTTGCCCGGCAATGAAAAAGAAAAGAGCGCTATCTATGAAGCCCCCTATAAAGATATAGCTGTAGAGCTATTTCAAAGAGGAGACGCTTATGAAATCCTAAAGACAAAAGGAATAGTTCATTTTATGACAACTTCTTTTATTAGAGGAGTTACTCTTAGAGATGCAGTAATCATCGTAGATGAGTGTCAGAACATGACATTTCATGAGCTTGACTCTATAATTACTCGAGTAGGACAAAACTGTAGGGTTATCTTTTGTGGTGACTTTAGGCAGTCTGATCTAAATAAGAATGGTTTGAAAGATTTTGTAAGAATTTTGAAAGCTATGGAATCTTTTGACTTGATTGATTTCGAGATAAAAGATATTGTAAGAAGTGACTTTGTTAAGAGTTATATAACCGCAAAAACAGATTTAGGACTATAGATGGATAGAACAATATTATCAATTCTTGAAAAAGAGAAAGAGAGACAAGAGCACGCTCTTGAATTAATTGCTAGCGAGAATTTTGCTAGTGAAGCTGTTCGTGCCCTTTGTGGTAGTGTTTTTACAAATAAATATGCGGAAGGTTACCCAGGCAAACGTTACTACAATGGCTGCGAGCATATGGACGAAATAGAGCAATTAGCAATTGATTCTGTTTGTATGTTATATGATTGTAGCTATGCAAATGTACAGCCTCATAGCGGGGTTAATGCAAATACTGCGGTATTCCAAGCTTTTCTGAAACCAGGGGATAGAATTCTTGGTATGGATTTGGCTAGTGGCGGACATCTTAGCCATGGCGCCCCTCCAACTCTAAGTGGTAAAGTGTATGAAGCACACACATATGGAGTAAACAACGAGGGCTGGCTAGACTATGACGCTATTCTTGAGCAAGCAAAAGTAGTGAAGCCAAAACTAATTATTGCAGGGGCTAGTGCATACTCCCGCCAGATAGATTGGGCAAAGTTTAGGGAAATAGCAGATGCAGTAGACGCTTTTCTTATGTGTGATATGGCTCATTACAGTGGGTTAGTTGCTGGAAATGGATATGATAGTCCTCTTCCTTTTGCTGACGTAGTAACAAGTACAACACATAAAACCCTTAGAGGCCCAAGAGGTGGTATGATTTTGTGGAATAACTCTGATTTTACAAAGAAAATTAATAGTGCAATATTTCCTGGTACTCAAGGAGGCCCACTAATGAATATTATAGCTGCAAAAGCACAATGTTACAGCGAGGCTCTTGATCCTTGTTTTGATGTTTATATCCAAGATGTATTAGATAATGCTAAATCTATGGCGAGTGTTTTTACAGAAAAAGGTTATAATATTATCAGCGGAGGCACAGATAGTCACATACTACTGCTAGACCTTAGTAATAAGTCTTTGAGCGGCAGACGGGCTGCTGATATGCTTGAAGAGAATGGTATTACTGTTAATAAAAATGGAGTACCTAATGATCCTCGTAGCTTTGTAGAGACAAGCGGTATTCGTATAGGTACAGCGGCAGAAACAACTCGAGGCCGCACTGCAGAGGATTTTGCAGCTATAGCTGAGCATATGGTAAATATCATGGAAGGCGAATGAAAGCAGTAATCAGCAATAGAATTTACTTGGAAGTTACGAATGAGTATAAAGATTTTTTAAACAAAGAGTTAACTTATACAATTCCTAGCTATAATCCGAAGGATCCTCCTTTAGTAATTAAAAATATGGCTCGTGTAAAGACTAACTTAGTTACTATTCCTGTGGGTCGTACGGATTTAATACCCGAGGACTATGAAATTGTTGATAAACGAGTAGAGGTCCGCGAAGACTTCCCAGAATTCAAGTTTCCTTTACGAGAGAGCCAACAAGCAGTATTTGATGAGATTGAAGACAACGCTATAATTAACGCATGGGTAAGCTGGGGTAAAACATTTACAGGGCTAGCTATAGCTGGAAAGCTGGGACAGAAAACCCTAGTTGTGACTCACACTGTTCCTCTGAGAAATCAGTGGGCAAAGGAAGTAGAGAAAGTATATGGAATCACCCCCAGTATTATCGGAAGCGGTAGCTTTGATCTTTCTGGTCCTGTGGTTATTGGGAACACTCAAACTCTTTACCGTAATCTTCCCGCTATACGTAAAGTATTTGGCACAATTATCTTGGACGAAATGCATCATGTCTCGTCTCCGACGTTTTCGAAGATAATAGACACTAACTATGCTAGATACAAGATAGGCTTGTCGGGTACGATTGAGCGAAAAGATGGTAAACATGTAGTTTTTAGAGATTACTTTGGTAATACGCTATTTAAGCCACCCAAAGAAAACTTTATGCCACCCACTATTCACATTCTAAGATCCGAGGTAAGATTCATGGATGGTAATAGAACTCCTTGGGCAAACCGAGTGACACAATTAGCAAACAATGATGAATATCGACATACTATTGCCATGACTGCTGCGGCCTACGCCGCAAAAGGGCACAAAGTATTGGTCGTAAGCGATCGAGTTCACTTCTTAAAAGCATGCGCCGAACTGGCAGGTGAACGCGCTATTTGTGTTACGGGTGAGGTTTCGCATGAGGACAGAGAAACGTACTTGTCTGAAATTAGAAGCGGTAATAAAGATATTCTTTTTGGTACTCAAGCAATATTTTCGGAAGGTATTTCAGTAAACAATCTGAGTTGTCTAATACTAGGCACTCCGATTAACAATGAACCTCTTCTTACTCAGCTTATTGGCAGAGTAATAAGAAAAGAAGAGGGCAAGAGAGATCCTGTAGTAATAGACATACATTTAAAGGGGAATACTGCCAAAAAGCAGGCTTCTAATAGGATGGGTCATTATATGAAACAGGGTTATTCAATAAAGCAACTATAAAAAAATAGTTCTTGACTTCAACCTCACATTTTAGTATAATATATGTTCTTATTTGACTGGACGAAAATCTACATAGAGAGCGATGGCAACGTCGTGGAAACTGTGCGCATTTTGCGTATGCTTGTCGAAAGACAAATACCTAGAAATCGCAAAGACCCTATCTATGGATATTCGCAGAAAAACTTTTCTGGGCGCAGCTTCCTGCTGCATCCTGACGTCCTTCTATACCATTCTTATAAGTACACGTATCGTGAAGTAGCCCAATACATTGCGTTGGCTGCCTTGCGTTCGTACGCTGATTATATTAGCAACCAAAAAATAACCCTTGACCTCGTGTTTATGCCCGGGGATCAAGGACTATCAATTATAGAAAATAATAGGCTACTTTATTTAGAGGATGACCAAGTTCATTTTCTTTACGAAGAAGTCAACAATATGGAGATACATTAAATGGCTATTTCATTTAACCAACAGAAGGGTTCTGCCCAAAAAAGTTCTATCAGTAGCTTTCAGTATACTGATGGAGATAATAAATTTCGCCTGGTAGGGGATATCCTTGCACGGTATGTGTACTGGGTAAAAGGTGAGAATGATAAGAATATTCCTCTCGAATGTCTGTCTTTCGACCGAAACAAAGAAACCTTCAATAACATGGAGAAAGATTGGGTTCGGGAGTATTACCCTGACCTCAAGTGTGGCTGGAGCTATGCTACTCAGTGCATCGACAACGGTCAGGTCAAAGTTGTAAATCTAAAGAAGAAACTGTGGGAGCAAATTATTACTGCCGCAGAAGATTTAGGAGATCCTACTGATCCTGATACTGGCTGGGATGTTTGCTTTAAGCGAGTAAAGACTGGACCTCTGCCTTACAATGTAGAGTACCAGCTACAAGCATTGAAGTGCAAGCCCCGTGCGTTGGAAGATGATGAGCTTTCTTTAATTGCTGAACTTAAGTCTATGGATGAAGTTATGCCTCGTCCTACTCCAGATGCTCAAAAAGAGTTGCTGGATCGCGTCCGTGATAATGCTGGCGCAGCTAATGAGATTGATGAAAGCATTGAAGAAGAGTTCAAAATCGGATGATTTTATTTACGGCAGACTGGCATATTAAGCTAGGGCAAAAGAATGTGCCACGAGAGTGGGCATTAAATCGCTATAATATGTTCTTTGATCAAGTGCATAGCTATTGCAAACAGTGTGACTCCCATATTATTGGGGGAGACTTGTTTGATCGTCTGCCTAGTATGGAAGAGCTGGAACTTTACTTTTCGTTTATTCGGAATGTTAAAGTTCCCACCATAATCTACGACGGAAATCATGAAGCAACAAAGAAGAATAAAACATTCTTCAGTCAGCTAAAGCAAGTCAGCAGGGATATTAACCCTCTGATTCATATAGTTGATGTTTCTTACATTGATGAAGATGTAGGTTTTGGTGTACTTCCTTATGCAGATTTGCACAGAAAAGAGAGTATTGAGCGTTTCAACACTTCTCAGCCTTTGTTCACTCATGTTAGAGGAGAGATTCCTCCGCATGTAAAGCCAGAGGTAGATTTAGACAGGTTTTCAGAATTTCCCGTAGTGTTTGCAGGTGATCTTCATGCTCACAGCAATACTCAAAGAAACATAGTGTACCCTGGAAGCCCGATGACTACTTCCTTTCACAGAAAAGAGGTCTCAACGGGGTGTCTGTTTATTAATGAAAAAGATTGGAGCTGGATATGGGAGCCTTTTGATCTTCCTCAGCTTATTCGTAAAACAGTCACAAACCCAGAAGATATGATACCTACTGACTATCATCATACTATTTATGAAATAGAGGGTGATATACAAGAATTGGCCTCTGTAGAAAACTCAGAATTACTGGATAAAAAGGTAATAAAGCGTAACTCGGAGGCATCTTTGGTTATTGATAAAGATATGACCATAGAAGAAGAACTAGTAGAGTATCTAACTTATATTCTAGAAATACCAGATAACAAAGTAGCTGACATAGTAGGAACTTATAATGATTACGCTCAAAAAACTGAAATGGAGTAACTGCTTCAGCTATGGACCAGATAATGAACTAGATCTGGAAGATAATACAGTAACGCAAATCATTGGTACAAACGGTATGGGGAAGTCCTCCATACCGTTAATCATTGAGGAAGTTTTGTATAATAAGAACTCTAAAGGAATCAAGAAAGCAGATATCCCAAATCGCTATATCAATAACGGATATAGTATAGAACTTAGCTTTGAGAAAGACGGTAATGAGTATCGTATTGGCGTAGACAGAAAAAGCAATATCAAAGTAAAGCTGGAAAAGGACGGAGAAGATATTTCTAGTCATACAGCTACAAATACGTATAAGAGTATTCAAGAAGTTATTGGTATTGACTTTAAAACATTCTCGCAGCTTGTGTACCAAAATACAAATGCGAGCTTGCAGTTTCTTACAGCCACTGATACTAACAGGAAAAAGTTTTTAATTGATTTACTACACCTTGATAACTATGTCAATTTATTTGAGGTATTTAAAGAGGCAGCAAAGGAGTCTAACTCTAGGATTGTCGAGGTAAACTCAGAAATTGCAACAATTGAAAAATGGTTACAAAATAATAAATTAGATAGTACGATAGTACTGCCCTTGTTAGATTTTGAAATTGATACGGAAGAAGATGAGAAAACTTTCCGTTCTCTATCAGTAGAACTTGAAAATATCTCTGAAAAAAATAAAAAAATCTTACAAAACAATCAATATAAAAATATGCTGTCCAGCATAGATATTAACCAGGTGCAGACTGCTTTACATCAGTTGCCCCCTGCTGAGTCATATGATAAGTATCAGAGCGACTTAGGGCAGCTAAATGCAGGAATAAAGTCCGCTAACAGCATGTTAGACAAGCTGTTAAGGCTAGAGGATAAGTGTCCTACCTGTGAGCAGGATATTGATGCAGAGTTTAAGAATGAGTTAGTGCAGTCCGAAAAGACTAAGCTAGCTAAATTAGATAGCGATAAAGACTTTAACGAAGACATGATACGGCAGATAAAAAGAAACAATAATTCTAGGCTTAATTTATCTAAAGCACAAAAGGAGTGGGAAGACCTTTATAGAGGTATAGACAACTCTTTGCCAAATCAAATATTAGACAAAAAAGAATTGTCGGATAACTTGGCAGAGCTTAAAACTAAGCTAGTAGCAGCAAAAGCAGAGCTAGCTAAGATTGCAAAAGAAAATGAAGCTAGAACTAGATCTAATACTCGTATCGAAATAATTCAAGCCCAAACAGATGGCTTTTTAGATAACTTAAAAAAATCTCAGCAAATACTAGAAGAACAACGGCAGTTGGATTCTAATTTGGATGTACTTAAAAAAGCATTCAGTACGAATGGATTACTAGCGTATAAAATAGAAAATCTTGTAAAGGAATTAGAAGAGCTAGCTAACACGTACCTTGCAGAGCTATCCGATGGGCGTTTTACACTACAATTTATTGTTTCAAACGATAAGCTAAATGTACAGATAACCGATAATGAAAATGTAGTAGATATTCTAGCACTTTCCTCAGGTGAGCTAGCTAGAGTAAATACTGCCACTCTCATAGCGATTAGAAAGCTGATGAGCAGCATCTCTAAATCTAGAATTAATATCCTATTTTTAGATGAAGTTATTAATGTACTGGATGACACAGGTCGGGAGAAGCTAGTAGAGGTTTTGCTCACGGAAGAGCTGAATACTTATGTAGTTTCTCACGGCTGGACTCATCCCTTGCTCGAAAAAATTGAAGTAGTAAAACAAGGCAACGTAAGTGCATTAGACAAGTAGTATGGTTGATTCAAGAGCAAAAGGTGCTAGAGGTGAGTATATTGTAAGAGATATGCTTAGAGAATACACTGATCTTCAGTTCGAGAGAGTGCCTAATTCAGGCGCTCTTGAGTACTTAAAAGGTGATCTTTATGTACCCCACGAGAAAAACAGATTCTGCATAGAAGTAAAAAACTATGCAGAGTCTCCCTTAACAGATAGAATATTTACAGCACCTAAAACTAACAACCTAATTAAGTGGTGGAAAAAACTAAAAGAGCAAGCAACGGGAGGTAATCAAGAGCCCCTGCTATTTTTTAAGTATAATAGATCCCCTGTATTTGTAGTTACCGAAGAAAAACCAGTGACTACCCTACAATACATGCAGATTAAGTTTTTGGATTGTTATGTTCTACTAGCCGAAGACTGGCTAAAAACAGAAGAAATGGATTTTTTATATGGCGTTTAATTTTTCAGAGAAAGTAAATAATAAAAATCCAAATTGTGCATTAATAGTAGACGCACTTAATTTAGCTTTTAGATGGAAGCACCAAGGTCGAACAGACTTCCGGTATGAATACCAGCGAACTGTAGAGTCCTTAGCTCGCTCTTATGATTGTGAAAAAATTATAATGACGGCAGACTGGGGCTCTTCTAGCTACAGAAAACAAATTAGTCCTGACTATAAACAGAATAGAAAGGATAAGTTCGCAGATCAATCCGAGGAGGAAAAGATAGCGTTTGAAGAGTTTTTTGAAGAATATGAAGAGTCTTTAGCTTTATTAAAAGAAGAATACCCCCTACTACGATTTAGGGGGGTGGAGGCTGATGATATAGCGGCCCATCTGGTTAAAGAAAGGGAGCGATACGGTTTGGAGTATATTTGGTTAATTTCCAGTGACCGAGACTGGGATTTACTAATACAAGAGAATGTAGGAAGATTTTCCTATGTAACTCGAAAAGAAGTGACGTTAGAAAACTGGAGTACACACTATGATGTAACCCCAGAAGAGTATATTTCACTGAAGTGCCTTACTGGAGATAAAGGGGATAATGTTCCTGGTATTCCAGGTATTGGACCAAAAAGAGCGTTGGGGTTAATTAAGGAGTATGGAGATGCCTTAAATATTTATGATGCTTGCCCTATCCCAGGGAGGTATAAATATATTGAGTCATTGAATGAAAATTATGAGCAAATAGCCCAAAATTACGAATTGATGGATTTAATTACATATTGCGATGATGCAATTGGGGCTGATAATATATCAGAAATAAGGAGTTTGCTCGATGCAGCTTAGTTATAATAGAGATAAGTATCTTTCTGAATTTAGTATAAAAACTTTGGAAGATAGATATTTAGTAGATGGAGAGTCTTCTCCTCAAGATGCATTTGCTCGCGCTGCCAAAGCATTCGCAGATAATGATGCACACGCGCAGAGATTATATGACTACGCTAGTAAGCTGTGGTTTATGTTTTCTACGCCTATTCTATCGAATGGGGGTACAAAAAGAGGTATGCCTATCAGTTGCTTTCTGAACTATGTTGATGATAGTAGAGAGGGTATTACCGATCATTATACCGAGAACGCATATCTATCTTCAGTAGGTGGCGGAGTCGGCGGATGTTGGAACGGGGTCCGGAGTGTAGGCTCGAAAACGAGCAACGGCTCCGAAAGCACGGGAGTAATTCCGTTTCTAAAAGTAGTGGATGCTGAAATGCTAGCATTCTCACAGGGTGTAACACGAAGAGGAAGCTATGCAGCATATCTTGACATCTCTCACCCAGAAATTGAAGAGTTTCTGGATATTCGTAAACCTACAGGTGGTGATATTAACAGAAAGTCTGTTAATCTTCATCATGGCGTCCTTATATCTGACAAATTTATGGAATTGATTGAGAATGCTACGCGCTATGAAGGTTTTGATGATTCTTGGGATCTAGTAGACCCACATTCTGGTAAAGTTACGAAAACTGTATCTGCAAAGACACTTTGGGTAAAACTTATTCAAAATCGAGTGGAAACAGGAGAACCTTACATAATGTTCAGTGATACTGTAGAAGAGGGTTTACCAGAGTTTCAACAGAATTTAGGACTAAGTGTTCATCACTCAAATCTATGTTCAGAGATTACACTTGCTACAGATAAGGACCGCACAGCGGTATGCTGTCTGTCTAGTGTAAATCTGGAAGAGTACGATGAGTGGAAAAATGAGCCTAATTTTATTCCTGATCTAATTCGTATGCTAGACAACGTTATTGAATACTTTGTGCACCATGCTCCAGACCAGCTATCTCGTGCTAAATTTAGTGCGATGAGAGAGCGAAGCCTGGGATTAGGTGCAATGGGGTTTCATGCTCACCTTCAACGTCATAGTATTCCATTTGAGAGTGCCATGGCAAAAGGTAGAAACTTACAGATGTTTCAGCATATTAAATCGGAGGCAGTACGTGCAACAAGACAGCTTGCTGAAGAGCGAGGCGAGTGCCCTGACGGAGAAGGCTATGGTGTGCGTAACGCTCATCTTTTGGCTATCGCTCCTAATGCCAGTAGTAGTATTATCTGTGGTAATACTTCTCCTTCAATTGAGCCTTATAGGGCTAACGCTTTTACTCAGAAAACTAAAAGTGGCTCTAGTCTACTTAAAAACGAGTATCTTGAAAATGTTTTACAAGACTTAGACCAAGATACGGAAGAAGTATGGAAGAGTATTGTAACCAATGGTGGTTCAGTACAACATCTAGACTTTTTAGATGATTGGAATAAAGATGTATTTAAAACGGCTGTTGAGCTAGACCAACGATGGGTAATCGAAATGGCAGCAGACAGACAAGAGTATATTTGCCAGAGTCAATCGCTAAATGTATTCTTTCCTGCAAATGTATCTAAACAGGAACTTCACGCCACTCATATGATGGCTTGGAAAAGAGGAGTGAAAACTCTTTACTATCTACGCAGCGAGGCGTATAAGAGAGCGGAAAACGTTTCAGACGAAGCTCTGCGAAGACAAATCTTTGAAAGTATTGACGACGATGGTTGTCTGGCGTGTGAGGGATAAAATGGACTTATTGACAGAAAGAGAATACTACAAACCTTTTAACTATCCGTGGGCTTTTGAGCACTATAAAACTCAACAGCACATGCATTGGCTTCCTGATGAGGTCAATCTAGCGGATGATCTAAAGGACTATAGGGAGAAAATGAGTGATGGAAACCGAAGACTGCTTTCGAGCATCTTTCGTTTCTTTACTCAAGCTGATGTAGATGTATGTTGTGGATATGCAAAGCACTATCTACCTACGTTTAAGCAGCCAGAGGTGCGAATGATGCTATCTGCGTTTGCTGCTATGGAGGCAGTACACCAGGAAGCATATTCGTTGCTTTTGGAAACACTTGGGTTCGGAGATGATGAATATCAAAAATTCTTTGAGCACAAAGCTATGCTTGATAAGCATGAGCATTTAAGTAACTTTGGAATGGATACACCTATGGATATTGCAAAAACCATGGCTATCTATTCTGGATTTACTGAGGGAGTACAGTTATTTAGTAGCTTTGCTATTCTACTGAATTTTCCTCGCCATAACTTGATGAAAGGTATGGGACAAATTGTTACATGGTCAATTCGCGACGAGACCCTTCATGTTGAAGGAATGTCACAATTGTTTAGAACTTTTATACAAGAGAATCCTGAGTTATGGAATGACGATCTAAAATATGAGATTTACTGTGCCGCAGAGCGAACAGTAGAACTAGAAGATGCATTTATTGATTTATGCTTTGAAGGTGCTGATGTACCTGAGCTTACAGCAGATGAAGTAAAGGCATACATTCGTTATATTGCAGATCGAAGACTCCTAGGACTGGGAATGAAAAAGATCTTTTCAAGCGAAGAAAATCCTCTTCCTTGGCTAGATTATATGTTGAATGGCGTAGAACACGCTAATTTTTTCGAGAACCGTGCCACTGAGTACTCGCGCGCTAGTACTACAGGTAATTGGCAAGATATTTTTAAATAAGGAACCTTATTATGGCTGAAGTTGATCAAACTGAAGAAAATCCTGTATTAACCTTCAATGGGACAGAGTATCCTATTGCAGATCTTACAGACGAGCAAAAATACCTTGTAAATCAAATTCAAGATATTGAATCTCAGTTATCTCCTCTAAGAGCAAAAACCCATCAGCTCACTAGAGCAAAAGATGGATTTGTAACAGATCTAGATGTTTCATTAACACCTGGAGAGGAGTAAAAAGAAAGGGGCTTAGGCCCCTTTTTTATTACCATTTTACTTCCTTATGATGACCAGGCTGGCATATTTGCGGAGCCTAAAATTCCTCTATAATAGTCATGTATTTTCTGCATATTAGCTGTAGATAAAACATTATCATACACAATAAGTGCTCTAACATGGTGAGGTTTTCTAAACGTTGCAGAAACATACCCATTAAAGTCTATCCCGCTAGGGAATACAGCCCCTGATATTATAGCAGTATTATACTTAGATTGCTCATGAGCATCAAATGATGTATTTCTATCATTCAGGACGGTATTACCGTTAACTCTATGTTCCCGAGTTTCTCCACTATGAGTATTAATTGCTGAAGTTTGACCGGTAGTTGACCCGTCTTGGAGTACATAAGCGTAAGTACTCGAATTACTACCATAGCTCCACAAAAGAGTATTTTCTAGTGTAGTTGGTGTGTGATAAATTAAAATAACAGTCTTAGCTTTTCCACTCCCTGTACCCGAAAGTGCAGTAGGAAATTCAAAGTTTCCTACGCTCTCCCCGCCCGCCGCAAATTGCATTGCAGCTACACTATGAGCGGTTGTGCTAGAAGAGTATGTTCCACCAGAAAAAGTTATATTGTTACTATTAGAAGAAATATCAGTCCACGTTGTACCTGAGCCCCCATAACTACTGGAGTCTCCAAAGTCCCAAAATCCTATTAAACCTGATATACTAGTAGGTCCAAAAGATAATGTAAACGTTGAAGAAGCACTGTTAGTTCTTACACCATCAAAAGCCTTAAATCTAGCAGTAAATGTTCCGCCATTAGACTCATTAGTACTAGGAGTTACTGTGAATGTGCCCCCACTTTGGGTAATTGTAGCTTGAGCTTGATTAGAAGGGCTGGTATCATGACTATAAGTCACATCGAACCCTTCTGGATCTGTAGCTGCTACAGTAACAGTAGTTGCTGTGCCGTCCGCTTCTAGTGCGTAGGAAGCTGCGGGACTAGTAGTGAATTCAGGCAGTGTGTTTACTCCGCTAAAAATTCTATCCCACTCCGTACCGTCCCAGCCATAAAAAGCTTTCACATCCGTTACAAATGCTAGGTCTCCACCAGTATTTCCAGAAGAAGGTAGAGCTGCTATGTTTGCATATGTAGTTACACCACCTCCTGGGAGGAGCAGCCCGGCTGCCGCTGCTGCTGCAATTTCGCTTTTTACAATTAACTTAGTCGCTGAAACAGCGGTTCCTGCTAATACTGAAGGAGATCCCGCTGTTGTTGACAGTGTACCGTCGTTTTGTATGTAATAAGACTGCCCGGCAGTTAGCCCAGACTGAGCATCATCTACTGAACCTATAAGTTGAACTGTAGCAGTAGCAGAATTAGCATAGGCCGCATCCGATACTCCTATGTAGTTACTTGCTGTAAGATTTGTTGAAGTTGAGGCTGCCCTAGCTGTTTGCTTTACACGAGCTGTTCCACGGTTAGAGTTTCCTCTGTCCCTATAAGCGAGTACTACTTTGTTTGAATTTGAGTCAAAAGTTGTACCATAATTATTATCTGATTCACCACTGTTGTATACCTCTGCTGAACCCAGAGTAAGACTTGTCCCGCTCACAGTACACTCACGAAGAGTACCGTACCAAGAGTTGGCTACATCTAAGTAGGTAATTACAATTTTATTAGTATTTGAGTCAAAAACAACACTATTATCATACATGCCTCCCGTCGTAATCCCAGTAACTTCTGTTCCAAAACTAATACTGCTACCGCTCACTGTACCTACCCTGATTGCTCCTGCAGCAGAATTAGCATAATACATTGCTACGACTTTATTTGAGTTTGAGTCAAAACCGAGAGCAATGTCATTAGCTCCATTAGAACTGACACTCACGGCAGTACCAAAACTAATACTTGTTCCAGATACTGTACCTACAATTGCTTTAGTAGAACGAGAACTATCTGAGTTGTTTCCGTCCACGTAGACTAATACGCATTTATTTGAGTTTGAATCAAATACAACATCTCCCGCCTTGCTCGCTCCTGTTGTACCGTTATAAAGTACACGACTACCAAAACTAATACTTGTTCCAGATACTGTACCTACTCTTACCGCTGCATGGAACCCAGTATTTGTAGAGCTAACGTAAGCAGCTCCTTTATATACATAACAGACTACAACTTTATTTGCATATGAGTCAAAAGTGATACCCCCTCTATTGGCAAAGGAGGACGAACCTATGTCACTGGTCATATCAGAAATAGGCTCCATAATGGTTGGCGAGCCAAAACTAATACTTGTTCCAGATACTGTACCTACAATTGCGGTAGCTCGGTCCCTCGAATACGTTGTACCACTGATAGTCTCGGCATGCTTATCCTGATATACAATTACAATTTTATTTGAATTTGAGTCAAAAGTGATCATAGGCCAGCTAGTTTCTCTTGTATTAAATACCACTTCACTTCCAAAACTAATACTGTTACCGGACACTGTACCTACGATTGCCGTTCCGTAGTTACTGTTACCTGCATCCCTATAAGCGAGTACTACTTTGTTTGAATTTGAGTCAAAAGTTGCACTGGCGCCTTGCTGTCCTGTATTAGCTGTGCTGTCATTAAATACAGTCTCACTACCTAAAGCAGCAGCAATCGCACTAACCTCTGAGCCTGCCACAGCACTTACAGTACCATCAGAGTTTACTATAACCATATCTCCATTTGCAAGAGCCCCACTCGCAGTAGCTGTGAGAGTAGGATTCGCTGCTGAACTAGAAGTAATTTTCCATTTTTCGGTAGAACTATTATAAGTGTAATTCCTACCATCCGCTGTTATTGTGTCTCCATTACTGGGACTATCTGTAAAGTTAATTGCCATTTTTATACCTCTATAATGTTAACGCTTAGAGCAGAATTCCACAATATATCAAGCTGTTTAGCCCACATATTGTAATGCGACTTTATATCTTGTTTATTTTCAGGAAGTTTAGATAAACTCCTTACATATTCTACTGTAAAAGTGTCTAATAATTCTTGCTCAGTATTAAACTTCATTTTTTTAGGCTCAAAAATCCAAAAAACATCTTTAGTTAAACTCTCATCCGTTTCACTTACTAAGGTTATATTCGCTTGTATATACTTAATAGTATTGTCTACATGATATACCTTAACAGAGTTCCATTGTTCTATAAAATTCATACTTACTCCCACGATTCCGGATCTGCTGCTGCAGCTCCGCTGCTATCTGTTGTTCTTGCAGGAAATGGAAGCAAAGTACTCCCAAGAGGTACATCTGCAACGATAAGATCTCTTGCTGCGGGAAATAGGCTTCCCGCTAAAAGTAAAGGTGATGGAGGAACCGTTGCAAAAACTATTTCTGTTACTGTAGTAACGCCCCCTTCTATTGTTAATGCCATGTTTTTTCTCCTATGTTTTTTTAATTAAATAATGTCCTAGATCCGGCCGAAGATCTACAACAGGGGCATATACATAATCATTTCCTGAGATTGTAACTTCCTCAAATGCAGTTCCAATCCCAGAGGGGGCAAACCAAACATTATTTAAAGTAGAAAAGTCCTTTACATCTGGAAAAAAGCCAGGACCTTTTATATATAAGGGGAAAACTACTAGTGCTTTTGTGCCGTTCGCGGTATAGGATAATTGGTTGCTATTTTTAAATGAAGCGGTGCCGGACGAGGTGGAGGCAGCATAAGACATATTCCATTGCATGTCAGTATTGATCTCACCTACGTCAGAGCCAGTAATTGTGCTATTCTCTAGTTTTGCTATACTATAATAGTATCCCTCGGGGTCGTACGCATTGCCGTTAGTAGAAGCTGTCCATAGTCGTATAGTGCCTCCTTCATTTCCCGCAAGGTGTGTACCAAAGTTACAGAGTTGTGCAAAATCTCCTGGGCTAGTGTTTCCAAACCAACCTGAATTAGAACTTGATCTATACATTGGCGAAGCCTCACCCGCGTTGTGTTTACTCGCGTCGGATGCAAAAACAAAAGCATTAGGACACACAGACTGTTTTTGATCTAAAGGACCTTGGGGGCCTTCTAAAATCATAAAAGCTCCCTCTCCGCTATCTATGTAACCCAATATTATAATTCTTTTTGGATCCGCAAAAACTCGTATAGTACGACCACTTGTATACATAGCATGAGAGCTAGCATAAGTACTGTTCGTACCAGAGTACCCCCAGCTTAAGTTTTCTGTGCTCGTATTTGGATCAAAAATAACCCCCAAACAAAACCCAAAGCTAGTACTATTATAGTATGAAGTACTAGTGTGGGCCCCAGAGGTATATAAGGCACAATACTTTGGGATGTTGTTTGTAGCAGAAGTACCTTGAAGAATATACTGTGCGTCTGCCGCTGCTATACTACCACTTTGCAAAGAGTTAGAGCTATGTAAGGCCCAACCACTGTTTGCTCCCGCTGTTAATTCAGAGTCAGCTGTCGTAATAAACTCTAGATTACTTAAAGACGCGCTACCCGAACTAGACTCATGAATAATTCTAGTTATATCCCTTACTACTTCTCCATTTGTTGTATTTGAGGGAAATTTTAATTTTGCATACATTGTATTTTCTCCTGATATGCTAGTTATGAAAAACTAAATACTAAATATAGGTTGGCACCCGCTGTGCTAGAACCTACCTGTGTTATATTTACGGTTATATAGTCACCTTCCGAAAAAGTTGTAGTATCACTATTATTAACACTAGAACTAGCTCCGTTAGCAATTGTTATTGTTTTAAACGCGCTTCCTGCGCCATTTTTAATTAAGGCTATAGTAGCCGCTGATCCAGCGGGTGCAGTATCTACAAAAGCATCTATAAAATCAAGCGTAAAAGAGTCATGCAGATATAGTCGTTTTGATCCTGTATTTACAGCAAGAGTATCATCATACCTATATGCCTTTACAAAGCCTCCTCCCGCTGATTGGCTTGCCCAACTCAATACTCCACTGCCATTTGTAGTTAGTACTTGATTTGCACTTCCGTCAGCATTTGGCCAAGTATGATTGTCTAATACAATGTTTCCTGACCCATCGGGTTTTATATCTATATTACCATTGCCAATAGAAACAATATCTTGTCCGTTGACATCTAGATTTCCCCCAAGCTGAGGTGTTGTGTCAGCTACTACTGACGCAATACCCCCTGATCCTGTTGAATCTGCTGCGGGCGCCCATTCACTCCCGCTCCACTTTAATACTTGACCAGAACTGGGACTTGTAGAGCTTACATTTGTTAAATCTGATAAAACAGCAACGCCTCCTCCACCATCAGGATTAGCAAATTCAATCCATTGATTACTGCTGCCGTCAGCATAGTAAATATAGGGGGTCAGCTCAGTTGTATCAAACCATAAATCTCCCGAGGAAGGACTGCTGGGAGCAGTATCAGAAGTAGATACTGAAGCACCTCCTCCTCCTCCACTGCTTTGCGCAGTCCAACTTAGATTTCCAGATCCGTCTGTTTTTAGAACGTAATTTGCAGTGCCATCTGCAGTAGGCCAGCTCAACCCATCAAGTATAATTTTTCCTGAGCCATTTGGAGTTATAGAAATATTTCCATTGCTAACTGAAACTAGGCTTTGCCCATTAACGTCTAGATCACCTCCCAGCTGCGGAGTTGTATCTTCAACTAGGGAGGATAAGCCTCCAGAACTTACGGTAGTGAATGTAAAAGAACCACTGCCGTTTGTAGTTAATACTTGACCATTTGTGCCATCAGACCCGACATCTGTTAGTGATAGTAAAGTATCGCCGGGGCTTGAAGTAACGTCCCATTTACCTGTACTATTACTAAATGTATATGTACGTCCATCAGCTGTAATAGTAGCTCCGTCACTTGGACTGTTTGTAAAATTAACTGCCATTTCTATTCTCCAAATGTCACTTTTCTGCTAACTACGTTATCAGATTTACTATTTTCTTCTGCAAGTGAAAACTTGTTTGCATTAATTAGACTCTGAACATTTCTCCACGCTGTAGTATCTCCTTTTACCATATTAAAAGAAGCTGTAGTTGTTCCCATGGTTTCTCTAATTTGTGCTCTTACTGTCTGAAACTCGTCCGTGTACATCCAGGCCTTGCTATTTTGTGCATCCGGACCTGCTAACCACATACCCCATTCAAAATTTGTTCCTTCAATAGTGCCTGCAATCAAAGCTAAACATCGGGCTCCGGCTCTTACTGCAACAACGGTTCTTTCAGAGTCTGAAGCGAAGGAGCGATAAAGAGCTAGTGCTGTTTCTCTTTTTTCTTCCTCGGTAGTTGCATTGAACTCGCTCCAAGAAAAAACACTTTCAGACATAGCATCTTCTTTACAGCCCTCCCATACAATATTAAAATCATCGTTACGAACTTTGTCTATAATATCAATAGTATAATTACTCATTAAAATCCACGTCCTTATCGCTTGTGGAGGTTACCCAGTTTCCTAAAGTTGTAGTATAGGCAGAACTGTTGGCCCAGACCCATTTAGTGTTTCCGTCGCTCTGGGTGTGAGTGGCACTAGAAGAAGTAAGGTTCTGACTTCCTACATCTATAGAAGTAAAAAATCCTTGGGCTCTAGTTCCTGAGAGCACTACTTCAAATCCTCTGCCTGATATAACATTTGTTTTTAGGTCTTGTGTTCTGCGTTCTCTCAATACTTTTATAGTTGCTCCATCATATGTAGTCGCACTACCACTAGCAATGCTTCCAATAGTTGTTGAGGCAATTGAGTCGTAGCCATGAGTAAGATAGCCATTGCCTCCAGATATAGTAATAGTTACATCAGCAGACGAAGAAGATGCAGTTCCTTTTGCCGCTCCATGAAAGTTAGACATTTTTATCCTACCCGTTAAGGGAACATTAGTAATAACTCTGCCACTATTTCCTGCAGACAGACCAATAATAGTACCTCCTCCATAGTATTCCGAAAAGGATATAGGATTTTCTCCGCCAAATTCCGTCTGTAGTTCGCTAAATTTTAATTGACCTGAAGATGCTAAAGCCATTATTTTTCTCCTTTTAGTTCTTCTATTTCTTGTTTTAGCTCTTTTACGGCTTCTATCAATACAGCAACTAATTTTTCATATCTTACTGCTTTTGTGCCATCTGGTCGCTCCGCGACTAACTCAGGCAGTACTTTCTCAACATCCTGTGCGATTACACCACTATCATGCTTTCTATGAAAGTACCCATCTTCTCCTCCCTGCTTTTCTAAGTACTCGTCTGTCCAGTCAAACGTTACTCCACGAATTTGCTGAACTTTACTGAGAGCATTTGGAATTATTTCAATATTTTCCTTAAGTCTCTCGTCAGAAGAATAATAAGCTACTACGTCTCCATCTGCTCTAATTTCCGCCCCATAGTGAAGAGCAGTTGTATTCATGGTAAAGTCTACGCCCGGTATTCTTACATTGTTAATAAGTCCGTCACCAGAAGCAGTTCCTATTGTCATCTCATTATTTGTTGAAGTACTAGTTGCTTCAGCATTATAGCCTATAAGTATGTTATGGCTGCCGTTTGAACTGGTAGCATTGTATGCTTGACCTCCAATTACAATATTCTTAGAGCCTGTAGTTATTGCATTACCGGCATTGTAGCCTAACAATACGTTCATATTAGCAGAGGTAATACTATCTCCAGCATTTACACCCACCGCAACGTTTGCACTGGCACTGTTTGTAACGGCTGCGCCAGCATTTGCACCCAGAAAAAGACTAAGTGCAGTAGAGTTATAAACAGCATCTGATAAGTCATCAATAGATGTAGCCCCTGCAGAAGCGGGCGTAGTCCAACTTAATACACCAGACCCATCTGTTTTTAAAACTTGATTCGCACTACCATCATCATTTGGTAGTGTTAAAGTATAATCAGCAGACGCGCTGTGAGGAGGTCCTTTAATGGTCACTCCATGTGAGTTGACTTCGCAATTTAGTTTAAACTGCCCAGAACCTTTTGTACTGTTGCCTTTAAATACAACAACACCGGATCCGTTTGGATCTAAATCTATATCGCCGTTGCTTGCTGTTACAATGTCTTGCCCATTTAGGTCTAAATCTCCACCTAATTGAGGTGAAGTGTCCGCAGATACAGAAGCTATACCACCAGTGCCGGTTGAGTCGGCAGCAGGAGCCCACTCACTTCCGCTCCATTTAAGAACCTGACCGCTACTAGGACTTGAACTACTTACATTTGTTAACTCTCCAAGAGCAAGCGCACCGCTTCCCGCTCCTCCTCCATTTGAGTTTGCAAATTCAATCCACTGGTTGCTATCGCCATCTGCATAGTAGATATATGGACGCAGATTACTAGAGTTAAACCACAAATCTCCTGAAGAAGGGCTACTAGGAGCAGTATCAGAAACATCTATACTGGAACCAGCAGTAATTGTAACATTTGAAGCAGAGGTAACTCTTCCTTGGCCGTCTACAACAATTTGGGGGATAGTTGTTGCACTTCCATAAGTTGCTGCAGTAACGCCAGTGTTTTCTAAGCTTAAAGTAACGGCTCCGGAGGTTCCTCCTCCTGTAAGCCCGTTTCCTGCACTTACAGCAGTTATATCAGCATCAGAGGTAGTATGTTCTAATAACAGCTCCGTTGCTGAGACAGCGACACCCATTTTAATATTATAGCTATCTGCAGTTGAGTTTAAAGTTCCGTTAGAAGTAAGATAGTAGGTGGCGCCAGTTGTTAAGCTAGATTGATTTCTATCAACTCCACCCATTAAATTTACAGTGCCCGAAGCGCCCGCAGAAATGTTCTCGTCGGCAATTCCTACTACTGTATTTTCAATATTAGTTGTCGTAACAGTATTTTGTATTCCGTAAAATTCTCCATCAAGCTGACTAATCATGCTCGCAGATGATCCATATCTAGTAAAGCCGTATACCAGACCTGCAGACTTATAAATTAATGCACCCGCATTAATTGTATTACTGTGCGACATCACAGTACTGTTGCTTGCGTGAGTTATAGTACCATTCGAGCTCATCGTGAGACGCCCTAGGAGCAGCCTACGGGCAGAATTGTAAGAACCGTTGGATAAATAAACTAAAGTATTTGTACCTGTATCTACCGCTCCTGCTACTATGCTTGCACTAAGAAATGATCCACTTCCTCCTGGATCAGTGTCTTTATGCGCAACTGTAAGAGTGCCGTTTTCTTCTATTGTTACACTATTATACCCGACTGGCCATGTTTTATTGCCGAAATATTCATAAGTTATTTGATAAATCATCAAAAACTTTTGACGATTCGGAATGTAAAAAATATGTGGATTGCCAGCTGCACTAGGAGTGTATACATTTCCTGTTATATCAGAAGATTGTAATGTAGTATTCGTAACTGTAACAGCAGAGCCCAGTGTAATAGATCCACTGGAGCAAGTCCACTTTTTACAATAATTTGAGCCTCCTGACGTATAAACAACTACACCGGCATTTCTTACGGGATCGTAAGCCACAGAAGTGTGCGAGCCCCCAACAGTTACAGCTGTTCCTACAGTAAAGGTATCATTCGAGCTATTATAGGTTAGAGCTCTAATATTGTCTCCACCCACTAAAATCCATTTTCCGTCATTATCATCATAGGTAATGCTACCAGCAGAGTCCCACGAAGTGCTTGCAGAGTATAGAGTAGCATTAGTACCCCAAGTTATCGCTCCTGTAGACGTATTAATTGTACCTATATTGTAATAAGTAGCTGAACCAGTACTTCCAATTAAAGCTATTTTATTACTTGCTACCAGAAATGCGGGACCAGTAGTAATTTGATTAGAATTACTCGGCATAGAGCCAGTGGAAGATACAGTTACGGAGCCGTCCGCTGCAAGAGTAGCCCACCTATAATAGTAGGTACTGGACTCGTAAGTCAATTGAAATATCTTATTAGAATAATCGGGAACTAGAACTGCTTGCCCCACCCCCTCCGAAGAGGAAGTAGTACCTAGATACTCTATACTCGTTGATGTTTGAGTAACAGAAGCGCTAATTGTACTTTCCCCCGCAGTCGCATACTGAGAATTTGCACTTTCATATACAATTACATCTCCTGCGGATGCGGCGTCAGAGATAGTAAGTTCTGCTTGTACTGTTTTAATTTGATCTACAAAGGATAAATTACCGCTGCCATCGCTTTGTATAACTTGCTCTGCATTTCCATCATTATTAGGAAGTGTCAAAGTATAAGAAGCAGCTGCGCTATGGGGAGGGCCCTGTAGCTTGACTCCATGAGAATTATTCTCACAGTTAAGAGTTATAGAGCCAGAGCCTGCGGTTGAGTTTCCTTTTATCTTGAATAAACCAGAACCATTTGGGTCAACTTCTATGTTTCCATTACTAACAGAAGTGAGCGTATTTCCATTAACATCTAGATTTCCTCCCAGCTGAGGAGTAGTGTCACTAACTATATTTGGAACAATATCTGCTGATCCATTGAAAGACACTCCCCCAATAGTTCTTGCAGTAGTTAGAGTAGCTGCAGATCCAGTAGTATTTTGATTTCCTGTTGTATTAACTCCAGGCAAGTCTATATTTGCAGACCCGTCAAAGGACACACCACCAATAGTTCTTGCAGTAGTTAGAGTAGCTGCAGATCCAGTAGTATTTTGATTTCCTGTTGTATTAACTCCAGGTACGTCTATATTTGCAGACCCGTCAAAGGATACACCACCAATAGTTCTTGCAGTAGTTAGAGTAGCTGCAGATCCAGTAGTATTTTGGTTTCCTGTTGTATTAACCCCCGGTAGGTTTATGTTTGCAGACCCGTCAAAAGAAACCCCACCAATAGTTCTTGTAGTCTCAAGAGCTGTTGCGGTACCCGCATTACCAGAAGTGTCTTGAGTGCCCACAGTGTTAACCCCAGGCAGGTTTATGTTTGCAGACCCGTCAAAGGATACACCACCAATAGTTCTTGCAGTAGTTAGAGTAGCTGCAGATCCAGTAGTATTTTGATTTCCTGTTGTATTAACTCCTGGGAGACTAATACTACTAGTTCCATCAAAAGAAACTCCCCCAATAGTTCGTGCTGTCGCAAGCGCGGTAGCAGTAGCTGCGAGCCCCGAAGTGTTTTGGTTTCCTGTTGTATTAACTCCGGGCAAGTCTATATTTGCAGACCCGTCAAAAGAAACTCCACCAATAGTTCTTGCAGTAGTTAGAGTAGCTGCAGATCCACTAGTGTTTTGGTTTCCTGCTGTATTAACTCCAGGCAAGTCTATATTTGCTGACCCGTCAAAGGATACACCACCAATAGTTCTTGCAGTCTCAAAAGCTGTCGCGGTACTCGCATTACCCGAAGTGTTTTGGTTTCCTGTTGTATTAACTCCGGGCAAGTCTATATTTGCTGACCCGTCAAAGGATACACCACCAATAGTTCTTGCAGTTGTTAAGGTGGGTGCAGAATTAATTGTAGAATCAATGGCACCGTCTCCGGTATCATCGTACAAAAAAGAAATACCGGAATGACTACCGTTGGTAGCAAATTGAGCTCCTACAATATCTTGAACTTCTTCAGATGTTACGGAAGAAGTAGAAGAAGAGGGCGTAAAATCCCACCTAGATTTAGTGGAATTAAAAGTATAAACTGCCCCATTAACTGTAACGGTATCTCCATTTGAAGGCGAGTTTGTAAAATCTGTAAATGCCATTTATTTCTCCTACGAGGCTCCGTATATAAGTACACGTCTCGTACCTGCTCCAGTACATGTAATAATTAATTCGTTGTTTGCTGATATTCTAACGCCGTTTCCTAGTTCCTGAAAACTGTCTACAGAGCCAGAGTCCAATGAAGTCGGTTTATCGATAGTGGCTGTTAAAGAGCTATCAGATAGATCATACTCATACACTCTCCCAAGAAAACGATTACTTGAATCTCCGTAGCGACGATCTCCTATAAATATTTGAGAATTATTAAAGTCGAGATCAAACCCAAACATAGTTTCGTTGGTAACGTTATTATATACCTCCCCACCAGTATTTGGATTTGTAAAAGTATTCTCAAGACTGCCAGTAGATGTATTAAATACGTAAACACGTCCTAAGCCTTTCTGCGTGGTTGCATCCGAAGAAGCACGAGGAAGATTCCTAAGTGCAGTTACGGCATACTTGCTGCCATCTGAATTAAACTTAACAAGATGTCCAAAATTAGGAGGAGAATCTGAATAGTAAGTAAAGTCAGAGGGCCAAGAAGTTTTTCTTAGTAAACTACCATCAGATAAATCGTAAATATAAACTGCTCCTACATAGTCATTACTTGAAACACTTTCTTTTTGGTGACTTACAATAAGATACTCGCCGCTCATATCCATACATGCCCCAAAGTGGTAATTGGCGTACCCCGAAACAACAGTAGTAGGATTTTCAATAGTTCTCTCTAGAGACCCATCTGATAAGTTGTAAATATAAATTATACCTTTTCTAGACGCGGAAGTAGCGTTATTCGATGCAATCGCAACATATGTATTATTGCAGGCAACTCCATTACCAAAGTAGCCATTAGAGACATTTGTAATAGGGTTACTATGTGTTCTTATTAAACTTCCCGTTGCCGCATTGTATATATCAACCACACCTGTTCTAGTATATGTACCGGTCGCTGGCTCGTAATAGGAGCCAGCGGCTAATCTGGTGCCATTGGGAGACAGCTGTAATGAATATCCCAGCCAAGCAACTGCATCTCTACCGGACTCGGCGGATATACTTCTCTCGTAACTTCCATCATCTATAGAATATAAATGTATTTCTTGGTCTGCTGCTGTTGTCGAACGCCTAGGAACGGCTAAACGATTGCCCCCTACGCTAATCTCTGAGTCTTGTCTGTCGAAGAAGAAGGCGTTATTATCGGGGTCTGTTACAGCTCTTTGATAGGTTACGTCTATACCAAAAGATAAGCTAAATGCTGCTGCGGCACTAACTGCTCCGTTAGTACCATCAGTAGCACTAAAAGTAAGAGTAAAGGTTCCCCCAGTCGAAGTAGAAGGAGTTATAGTGAACACATTATCTGCTTGTGATACAGTAGCCGTAGACCCCAAAGCCCCTGTTGTAACAGCATAGGACCATGTAAGAGGAAATCCTTCGGGATCCGTTGATACAGCCGTAATAGTAGTTGCTGTGCCGTCCCCTGAAAGATCATAGCTGGAATTAACTCCTGTTATACTACTTGGAGCATTATCTTGTACTGTCGCAATTAAGTACCAACCGGATCCATTGTACAAAAACAACTTATTATTAGCACTGACATAAGCTTGATCTCCTGCTGCCATTCCTGTTAAAGCTGTTAAAGCCGCCATATTAGCCACAGTTGTAGTAGTTACACCTGCCGATATTGTTTTAATGTCTATATAATTTGCCATTTTATTACCTATTTATGAGAACCCAGCCGTTATTAGCATTATAATATACTAATTGAAAGGCTGCTCTATCAGTGGAGACTATTAAATCTTCTGCAGCGCCTTGGATCTTATGGCCATTTCTGGCTATAGTTATATTGTTAGTAGAAGCATCCCCTGTCCCGTCAATTATATGCACTTCATCTCCAATAGACGCTGTGCCCGGAAGAGTCAATGTAATAGCTGACGAAGAGGTATCTACAATTTTCTTAGTTCCAGCTACTAATGTTGTAGAAGAAGTTTGCTCTGCGAATTTAACAACCCCACCGCCGCCTGAAGTAGGTGTTGAAAGCTCAACCCATTGAGCACTGTTACCATCATTATAATATATATAGGTAGTTAGATTGCTGGGGTCAAACCATAAAGATCCTGTAGAGGGGCTACTGGGAGCACTCTCACTAATAGTAACAATAGGGTCTCCCGCGCTGGCGGAGCCTCCAGTTACTATAAGATCAATGGTGCCATCACTATCATCATATGTAACAGTAATACCCGTTTCAGTATTACTTGTAAACATAGCTCCGACAGTATCCTGTATCGCTTCGGTTAGGTCTACATTTGCTGATCCATCAAAGGGATGGTTAACACTGTTTACAGTTATATTTCGTGCTGTTGTAAGAGTATCGGCCGAGCCAGTTACCGTACCAGTAACATCGCCCGTAATATTACTAGCAGTAAAGTTACCAGATACAGAAATAGTGTCACTCGATGCTGTGATTTCCTGCGTGCCCAAGAAAATTGTTCCCGCATCAAAGTAGCCTTTTCTGAATCGCGCGGTAGGGGATCCTAAGTCATAAGTTTCAGTCGCATCTGGTAGAATATGACCATAAACAGTTATAGCTGTAGATGTAGTATCTGCAAGTTTAGTCGTACCATTATATAGAGCATTTGTAGTAACATCTAAAGTACCATCAACATCATCATATGTAACCGAGGTTCCTAGCTCAGTATTCCCAGTAAACATAGCTCCGACAGCATCTTGTAATGCCTCGCTTAAATCTACATCTGCGGATCCATCAAAGGGGTGATTGGTTGCACCTATAGTAAAGTTTCTAGAAATCTGCAAAGAGGTGGCCGTTCCTGCGTTTCCAGAAACATCGCCTGTTAATCCTCCAGTAATATTGCCCGTAATATTGCCTGTTACATTACCAGTAACATTACCAATAAAAGTACCTTGAACATTACCTGCAAAAATTCTATTAGCGGAAGGATTGTAATAGAAAGTATTATCCGTTTTTAAACTTAAGTTGCCGGACTGAGAATCTACAAAGGGTATATAATAAAGAGCATTATCTGATTGTTCGGTACCAACAGTTACTGTTGTAGCTACTGTTGCTGTAGAAGCAGTACCCGTAAAAGTTGCATCCGTTCCATCGGTGCCCGCTTCCAATATCTTGCTAGTGCCGTTGCTTGCATATACATCACCCGTAACATTACCGGTAACGTCGCCTTCAACATTTGCAACTAAAGTACCTACGGTATAGCCTGTACCGCTAGCATTAACTACCGTAGTGGGTGCTGCCTGTAAGTCTTTAAATAACTTCCACTTACCAGAGTCATTAGCATCTCTAAAAAGTCCGGCGTATAGATCCTGACTTCCAGAAGTATCATAAATTCCATAAAATCCAATATCAAGACTATCTGAAGTAGTATTTCCTCTTGCTAGCTCTATAAGTGGATCCTCTACAGACAAATTTGTTGTTTCTACTATAGTGTTGTTGCCATTTACAGCTAAATCACCTGTTATAGTAAGATTACCCGCAACAGTCACATTATCGGGTAGCCCTATAGTAAGTGCTGCTCCTTCTGTACCAGACCCGCTTACTTCTACCTCGTTAGCAGTCCCCGCTATAGTTGCAACATAGTTACCTGTTGTTTGCGTACTTAAAGCTACAGCATTATCAGCAATTTTATCCCCAGTTACGGCGTCTGTTTTTATGTGGTCCGTGCCTATAGCTCTGGCAGAATCAGTTGTAGCAGAAGAGGATATTTTTGTACCGGTAACTCCATTGGTAGCAAGAGTAAATGCTAGATCAAATTCATCTCCATCTGCTCCGCTATCAGTATCGTTAAAGTTAATATTAATTTCATTATTATCTACAAACTTTAGTTGTTTGTTTTCAGTAATTGTAACTTCGGTTCCATCACCGTCCTCTACTACAAATCCTGCTCCCATGGTATCAGAGGTTGATACCGTGCCCCCAAGTTCTATTGCGGATCCGTTAATTGTAATAGAAGAGTTTGCTAGCTTATCATTAGCAATACTACCTGCAAGCATAGCATTAGTAACCCCAGTAGCTTTAATATTAAGCGAGTTACTCGTAAATTCTATAGAGCTATCATCAACTTCAGAAGCTTTGATATAATCTTCTACCAAATCGCCGTCAGCAACAGACGAAGCTTTTAAAGTAACAACCCCACTACTAACAGTAAAGTCCGAGGCATCAAATCTAGCAACACCTTTGTTACTTGATGTCGCTTCTTCTGCAGCAATAGTGATTGTGCCAGATGCTTCTGTGACGTCTATACCTTCTCCTGCTGAGAACGTAATAGTGCCTCCCAACGCGGTTGATGTTGAGTTGCTGCCGTCCGTAACAGTGATAGAGGGGTTTTGTAACTTACCGTTTGGAATACTACTATCTTCGATAGAAAAAGCAATTGTAGGGACTCCGCCGACATCAGCAGCAACAGAAGTTAATATCGTGCCATCACCCTTGATAGTAAGAGTTTCTGTTCCAGGAATTACACTAGGACTGCTCGTAGTAGTATTACCTGCAATCGAAGTTGGGGAACCGCCCGCTGGTGTTGCAGTACTTGTAGCAGTAATTCTACCTTTAGCATCTACTGTTATAATAGGAATTGCAGTAGCACTGCCTACTGTACCTGCCGTTGCACCACTGTTTGCTAGTGTTAAAGTACCAGTTACATCCTCTGTACCGTCAAAAGCACCTGATGTATAGGTTGCATCGCCAGTGATTGAAATAGTCCTACCTGCTGCTAATGCTGTCGCGGTCGGTGGCGTAGTACTTACTGATGTAATTCTACCTTTAGCATCAACTGTAAGTACTGGTACTGCTGTTGCGCCCCCATAACTTCCTGCTGTTGCACCGCTGTTTGCTAGTGTTAAAGCACCAGTTACATTGCCTGTACCGTCAAAACTACCTGAGGTATAAGTTGCATCACCAGTGATTGCAATAGTTCTGCCTGTTGCTAAAGCGGTTGCCGTACCCGCATTACCAGAAGTGTTTTGGTTTCCTGTTGTATTAACGCCAGGCAAGTCTATATTTGCAGATCCGTCAAAGGATACACCACCAATAGTTCTTGCAGTCTCAAGAACTGTCGCGGTGGCTGCAGTGCCTGAAGTATCCTGATTTAGCGTCGGGACTCTAGCTGCATTAATGGTACCGGTTGAAATATTTGTTGCATTTAAGTTAGTTAAAGATGAACCATCACCGCTAAAATCGCCTGTAAAAGTTTTAGCACTTGAATCAACCATAACAGAATTGTCACTTGCTTTAACATCCCCAGTTAAGTCTCCAGCTACGTTACCTGCAAAAGTTGTAGCTGTTACTTCATTTGTACTCGGGTTAAACCTTAAGCCGGTATCTGTATGTATAGATTGAGACCCAGTTGCCCCAGAGGACATGGTAATATACCAACTAGCATCAGTATCCTCAGAGCCTGTCAAGCTCAAATTAGTGGATGAAAGATTAGTAATTTCAAGCTCATTAGACGTTGTGTTAAACTCTACGCTAGCCCCTACATGATTAGAGTGCTCTAGTAAGCTTCGAGCCTGAGTAGTAACCCTTGCATCAGTGTAATATAAATTACTAGAGCCTTCACTTAAATCGTCTGTATCCTTGCTTGATAATACCAAGTTTGCGCCAGTTTGTAGCGCAATTCTGGCATCTGCTCTTGCGTTTGTAAAGTATAAGTTTGAACCTTCACTTAAATCACCTGTGTCTTTAGTGCCAATCCTAGTGTCAAAGTCGGAGTTCGCTCTACTAGATGTATAGTATAAATTACTTGAACCTTCCGCTACTGTATCAGTATTGCCCTGTGTAAATGTTAATACACCAGTGCCACTATTATAGCTTAGTTGTGTCGAGCCTTCGCTGATAGCCCCTCTGGCTCTTGCATTTGTAAAGTATAAGTTTGAACCTTCACTTAAATCACCTGTGTCATGGTTAGCAATACTAGTTACGGTACCAGTTACAGCACCTGTAAATGTAGCATCAGTACCGTCTGTACCTGCCTCAAGTATTTTACTAGTACCGTTACTGGCATACACATCCCCCGTTAAATCACCTGTTAAATCACCTGCAAAACTAGTTGAGGAAAGTACAGATGTAGATGGATTAAAAGAAAAAGTGTTTTTTGACTCAAGTTTAGAGTCTGTAATGTTTAGTTGATGGTACAGAGGTTGGGTGGTTGTACTAAGTACTTTTGAAACAATAAATATACTTTGTGAAGCGTCAAAGACTAAAGCATTTCTAGATCCTGACCTTACATTAGTAGAGCTTATTTGAGTCTCAGAGGTAAATGATATATCCGAACCTGTAGCAACAGCTCTCTTAAATACGTACCCTCCACTGGACTTATCTGCTAAAAGTATTACTTCTTTTGTTGTAGGATCATTTGCTAAAACCATATCCTTATAAAACGAGGAATTAAGAGTTACATCTGATCCATAAGTATGAGTACTACTAGAGCTAGATACAATAACTTTTCTATACTTATTGCCATGGACTATTATACCAAGCTTATCGTCATTACTTTCTGTATACTCTATATCTCCTAAAGTACGGATTACCCCTGAGTCTTGAAGAGTAGCAAAGGGCAGACCCTCTATGCCTGAACTAGATAGAGTTGTTCCACTACTTGTTAAAATTCTTGTATTATTGTATCCATTACTTTGTGAAGGGTTACTAACGCTTGCCAGTCTTTCGCCAATAGCTACAATAAATTTATTTGCAATACCTGACCAAGATGCATCAATATTCATTGCATCATTCTCAGAGACGTCAGTAGTAGCAAAACCAGTGTTTGTTATAGGAAAACTTCCTCCTGACCCAGGAGCTCCTGCTAAGTCAGAAATGCTTGAGCCACCTGCAAAATTTGCTCCTGTGTAGGTTGGCCCTGTAGTATAACCCCTACCAGTATTTGTCATAGTTATACCGGTTAGATAATACTTACTATCTCCGGATTCGAATGTCCAGTCAAAAGTACCTGCTGCTTGCTCACCCCCGGGTAAATCTGGAGCACTAAAAGTAGGAGTAATTTGTGTTCTAAGGCTGGAATCGCTCTGAGCAAGACGCGGAGTTCTATTACCTGAGTAAGTTGCATCAGGGGCAGAAAAGTAATTCGTCATTTGATCCGTAGTACTTACTCGCCTATTAACCATTGCAAGCTCAGAGCCTAAAGTAATTGAACCTTCGCTCGAAATATTTGCAATTAATGCTATCGGGTTTCCGTTTGTATCAATATGAGTAACAAGAGTTCTATTTGTAGAAGTATCGGTAGGATCTCTTGTAATACTAATAGCACCTAGTAAAGTATCAGAACTCGTACTTTCAACATTAGTGGAAGCACCGAATGTTACTGTAGAACCATTAAAGGTAAGCACTCGTAGTGTATTTACCTTATTTGAGCCACTAGCTTCTGTCAAACTTATTAGAATGTTTGAAGAAGGATTAAGATCCGCTAAAGTTATTTGTCCGTATGAAGGTTGAGTATTGCTGTTTGCTCTTTGCGCACAGACAATATTTCCATTACTATCGGCTGCTGTAGTAACATTTCCCCATGTAATACTTCCCGAAGAATATGTACCAATGCTGTATTTTAATACACCTGAACTTGTCTGGGCCCAGAATGCAAGATACTTATTGTAAAGCTTAGAATAGTATAAAGACGGAGCGTGAGTATGTATATTATCGGATGAATTAGATACAATTGTCGCACCTGTTGTTACACTATCTGCATTTGGCTTTAAAAACGGTATTTCATGAGCAGCACTTACACCCTCCGAAGGAAAAATACTGGCGTTTCTTGCACGAGTAGCTGTACCTGAAAGAGTACCCGATATATTGAGTACCCCTGTCGCACTTTTTAAAGTATTAGTAGAAGGAATATAGTTTAGTAAAGAGCTTATCTCTATAGATTGAGGAGAAGCTGTCCCATCAACAAAAGCAAGATAGTGAGTATCTGCACTAGACTCTTGAGTAGTAATAGCCACTTGAGAGGCTACAGAAGAAGACCCGCTAACATTTCCTACAAATGAAGTGGCTCGGAGAACTCCGGTGCTCGGATTGTATGTAAGTGGATTGATATCTCCGGATACACTTAAATCTTTTCTTAAACCATGGTAATCTACAGAGCTAATTGTCTCCGCCGTAGCATCTCCAAATATAATCGGAAAATCGGAGTTAGTTGTATCCGTTTCAGTTACAGCAACTTTTGTAGACTTTGTTGATATACCGGTAAATGTAGCATCAGTACCATCTGTACCGGACTCAAGTATTTTATTAGTACCGTTACTAGCATATACATCTCCGGTTAGATTGCCAGTAATTGCACCAGTAGTTGTAAATGCGCCTGCTGTCATAGTACCTGATACTATAGGAGCATTTACTAAACCAAATGTAATTGTATTGTCACTTACCGTTGTTGTTACTTGGTTTGTTGTTCCTGAGAAAGCTAATGTTTGCCCTGTTGTAAAAGTATCATTAGAACCAGAATCAGCACTTAACGTAAATGAAGAGTTGACGTTTGAAATCTCAGTATCAACGTATGCTTTAATAGATTGTTGAGTAACACCAAATTGATCTGAGTCATCAGACATTGAATCATCGTCTAAGAACCCTGAAACTGCAATATTATTAGTACCTTTGAAGGAAGCGGCCGTAATAGCACCTGCTTTTAATGCACTTGCTGTGCCTGTAAAGGTATTTGAACTTTCTGTGGCATCTGCAATGAATACAAATTCACTTGCTGAATCATCATAACCAAAGAAACCTTTCTTTGCGGACGAACCATCGTGCCAATTAAACTTTATGCCTCTGTCCAAGTTGTCATCAGATGAAATTGCTGGATCACCTACTTCAAAAATAGGATCATCAACTTGAACTGTTGTACTGTTTACCGTGGTTGTTGTACCGTTTACTGTAAGTGTTCCGTCTACTACAATATCATTGCTAAAAGTCTTATTGCCTGAAATAGTGGCAGCTATAGAAACTCCATTACTATCTACTTCTAATCCGCCATTAGTTTTAGGCTGTACAGAAAGAGTTAGAGCTCCTTGCGTGTTGCTATTAGCTTCTAATATACCGTTCCCAGCAGTTATAGAGGTAACGCTAGCTCCGTCCAAGCCATTTACAGTTGCACCGTCAAAATCTACAGTCGCATTATCAAAGTCTATAGTTACGCCGCTATTGAAACCTAAGTTGCCCGTTAGAGTGCCACCACTTATAGGAAGAGCATTATCTGCTTTAGTACCCTGAGCATCCGTAGCATAATCTGAAGAATCAAATGCTTTTACTTGAGCAAGATTAGTTACTTCAGAATCCATCAAAGCGCCAGCGGCTGTTACATTCGTAGTATCCGTAACATCTGCACTAGCCTCAACTCCTGATAGCTTAGTTTTTTCAGCGTCAGTAAACGCATTAGTATCTGAGTTGTTTTCATAAGCTGTTTTAATTTCAGCGTCAGTTTGATCAGCGGTTGCGCTGGCTTCAATGCCATCCAGCTTAGTTTTTTCCGAGTCAGTAAACGCATTAGTATTTGAGTTGTTCTCATACGCTGTTTTAATTTCAGAGTCAGTTTGGTCAGCGGTTGCACTAGCCTCAACTCCTGCTAGCTTAGTTTTCTCGGAGTCAGTGAACGCATTAGTATTTGAGTTGTTCTCATACGCTGTTTTAATTTCAGAGTCAGTTTGATCAGCGGTTGCATTGGCCTCAATTCCTGATAGTTTAGTTTTTTCAGAGTCAGTAAACGCATTAGTATCTGAGTTGTTCTCATACGCTGTTTTAATTTCAGAGTCAGTTTGGTCGGCGGTTGCGTTGGCTTCAATACCGTCAAGCTTAGAGCCGTCTGTAGCAACATCACGCCCATCAACAGTTCCACCCACGGTAATATTTCCTGATGCGGCAATATTTACAGCGGAGGAAATAGATCCAGAAGATATACTTAAAGTACCGTCGCTAAGAGCAGGAGCAACTAAAGAATCTGTTGAGTTATCAAAGTAAATACGAGAGTCACCCTGTAGAGTTCTAATACCTGAGCGACCGTCTGTTAGGACAATATTTCTATGGCTGGCCGGAACTGTTGGGTTCGTAGTATCGTCAGTATTTTTCTGAACTACAACAGTTGTAGCTACACTAGCAGTCGGAGCAACTGCGTTACTATCAAAAGTTCCTGCAAAAGTTCCTGCAAAAGCTCCCTCAAAGTTACCTGCAAAATTACCATTTAAGTTACCTGCGGTAATAGTGTCCTTTCCTGGATTATAAGTAAATGCTGAACTTGCAAAAATATCAGACGTTCCAGTTCTTGAATCTACAAAAGCCATGAAATGGGCAGCATCCAGCATTACGGTGCCTGTTCCCGACCCATTAGCTGATGCAACAAAGTCTGTTTGTATAACTGTCCCTGTGCCCTGACTAGCCGCAGGAGTTTCTACTACGGTTCCGGTTCCAGTACCCGCTCCCGTTGCTGTAAAAACTGCTCCAATATCGTTAGAGGTTGCCCCTATTGCTAGAAAGTTAGAGGTGCCGGGAGATACAATTCTATATTCTTCTCCGGCAGATATTGCATCAGCCGAAATTGCAGTGCCTGCACTTCTTGCTTTAAATATCTCCCCTACGGAAGGGGTAGGGGAGCTTCCATAAGCAATCCAATTAGACAAAAGTAACACAGTACCAGTGCCTTCGCCTGTAGAACCAGATTTTGTGAAAACTGTTCCTACATTATTATCTGCGGCACCTATTTGAGTAAAGTCAGTAGTCCCCTGCGATACTATCTGGTATACAAAACTATTTTCAGCAGTATCAACGTCCTGAGCGGTACCCAAGTTAGTAATTAGATACTCATCGAAGGAAACCAAACCATCATCTATGCCAAACTGAGAGGCGCCGATACTAGTCCAATTCGTATTTCCTGCGCTTTTAATAACATAAGCCGTTGCATTTACAATATCCGCCGCAGGAATAGTTGCGTCCTGTACGCCGATTTCAGCAACAGGAGTATTTTCAACAGTAGTAATAGAAGTTATTCGACCCTGTTGGTCTACAGTTATTCTAGGTATAGTACTAGACGTACCATATGTGCCCGTAGATACAGAAGTATTATCTAAGTCTATAGTAACTTCATCAGGAGTTACAGTTGTAGTTATACCTACACCACCTGATATACTTAGGGTATCTGCACCTATTTCTACTGTATTTGTGCTACCAACATCTGCTGTAATAGCAAAGGAAGCTCCGGACAGTCCTATTACGTTATTCTGCCATACACCTTTGCTTGCATTGTAAGTCCAGGTTATGTCCCCCGACGTGATAGTATCGCCGTTACTAGGGCTTGAAGGAAAAGTTAAAGCCATAGTAATCTCCTAGATTTCTACCCATTGGAAAGAGCTGCCATCATAATAATAGATGTATGTTTTTAAATCAGCAGTATCTCTCCACATATCTCCTTCTTGGGCGGGACTGGGTGCAGTAGCAGATTGAACTAAAAATACTGAGCCACGATTAATATGTACAATACTTTCAGTGCCGCCAACACTCTTCTTAATGTACATATCTCCATCATAGGTATTAATTGCAACTTCTCCAAGTTCAAGTTGCGAAGTGGTAGGAGCGGTATTGGCAGAGCCAGACCGCTTTAATTTGATAGTTTGTGCCATTTGGCTCTCCTAAATGCTGCGTATATACGCGGGAGAAAAGATATTAGTAGGTGCCGCCGTCTAGAGTATTAGACCATTGAGCAGCTCCACTTCCGTTCATAGCTAAAATATAATCGTGATTTGTTGTGCTTGCATTTCCTGAAGGTTTTACGAGTCGGGTATACCCTCCGTCAGAGGCTGCTCCAATAAGTAAATCACCAACTGCTGTTGTTGAAATTCCCTTAATTCGTAAAGCATCTGCCGATACCTCTAATGTAATATCATCGTCGTTTACATTTAACGTGTTACCGCTTTTTGAAAGCGCGTCACCAGCAACAATTTGACCGGCACCTGAGAACTGAGTAAATACTAAATTACTTGTGCCAAGAGTAGCTTCTCCTGTTACATTAGTAAGAACGAAACCATTGTCCCCATCGGAACCTTCCTCAACAAATACAAATAATCCACCGGTTACTTCAGCATTAACATTGGCATCCGAAGATCTGGTGAGTACTGCGCTTGCAGCGGGATCCGCCGCACCAACAGTTGTAACTTCATATATGCCGTTTTCAACTTGACTTGTTTGATTCTGCACAAGTACTCTATCACCCTGTGATAAAGCAACGCTATCAATAGTAAGTGCGCCCGTGGCTGTTGCAGTAAGAGTTCCTGCAGAATTATCATAGGAAGCGGTAAAGTTAGCTTGAGTCGCAACGCGAACGGAGTCTTTTATATCTAATGCTTGCTTTACAGCATCTACATATGCTTTAGTGGCGGCATCTTGTGCCTGAGTAGGATCCACAACATTAGTAATTCGGCTAGAGTTTACATCTACAACACCGGTACCGTTGGGATTTAAGGAAATATCACCATTAGTATCAGTAGAGGATATTTCATTTGCTGTTACATTAATATTTCCTGCAGTAAGATCTGTAATAGAGGTTGCTAAGCTTACAAAGCCTCCTGAAACATTAAAATCACTGCTATTAAAAGACGCAGTACCTAAAGAAGCTGCTCCAGCATTTGCTCCATCGGTAGCTGCAGTAGCGCTAACAGTAAGAACTACGTCATTACCACTTGTAGTAACTGCTGTATTGATTGGGTTTGTACCCAAAATTTTCAGCTCACCATTAAGCTGCGCTAAATCTTGCTCTCCCCCTACATCATCAGAAACCTTTAAAACAGTAGATACTGCTTGAAAAGTAAGCTCTCCAGCTGCATCAGAAACCAGAGCATGTCCGCTAGTGCTAGCATCAGCAGTAGGGAAAGTATACCCAGCGGCTCCATCGGCTCCAAGGTGTAGCTGTTTATTTAATTTAATCTCTTCGGCAGAATTAGTAGTAATAAGTGTAATATAATTATTAGTGCCTTCACTAATTGTTAGCCCTGTTGCAGAATTATCTACAATTTTAAGCTCTGTAGCTTGGCTAGATACATCTACAGTTCCTGCATCAATATCAAGATTTCCTGTTCCTGTGTCAATTTTTACATTGCCGGATACTGCAGTAATCGCATTTGCATCAATAACAAGATTGGCAGTTTTAAGCTTATTTACTTTTCCGGAAGAGTCTACAAGAATTGCACTTTCTGCACTTTCGTTTAGAGTGCCTGCAGTGTGGGCCATTAAGTCTGTAAAATATTTGCCCCCAATTACATCAATGCTAGCCGCGTTGCTTCCAGCACCAGGTCGTCCAATATAAAGTTTGTTTTCGGTTGAGTGAGCATTATAGGCTAACTCACCTACCGCCATAGTGCTAGGAGTTCCTGCACTTGCGTGACGTCTTTTAATTTGAATTGTCTGAGCCATTTATGAACTCCGGGGTAGCCTAAAAGGCTCCTGCATCTAGTGTGTCTGAATCTCCTTCAGCTGCACCTACAATTATAGGTACCCACTCAAAAGTGCCAGTACTAGTTTCGCGATATATTTTTACTTGGTCATCGTCCGTATCATACCAAATATTTCCCTCACTTACAGAAGAGCCCCCTGTTGGGGCCGGTGTATTATCCTGTGAATAAGAAGCCAGATCGGCTAGCTGCTTTACAGCGCCATCTATAGTTGTGGCCGTAATTTGGCCATAAGGAGTGAAGTATACGTTAGACGCAGATGCAGAAATAGGAAGAGCAAAGTTATTGACTACTAAATCGGTCTGATCTCCCACAACATTTACAGAGATCGCACCTTCTTCACTTACTGTTATCTCTTTTACTTCTTCAGTGATACTAACCTGAGTAATGTCTTGATCAGCCACTTGCTCCCACCGTAATTCCAGCAGTAAGATTTACTGTGCCTTCGATAAGTCTCTTAACTGTGACATTATCCGCAGTATGTATTTCTAAATCGTAAACATACAGACCCGGCGATAGCGCCGCAGTAATATTTGGAAGTAGTTGCATTTTTATCTTACCATCCGTTACTGGGTCAGGAATAGTGCAAGTAAATGTAGCGGCTACATCAGTAGCACTCTTGCTAGTTTTCATCTTTGCACGAGCCGCGTAGCCGTCAAGGTTTTTAACTACCCCGGCTTCCTTAATAATCAAGTCGATCGCAAAAGTCGATCCCTGGTCAATCACTAGGTCATAGTTAGCTGCGCTCATTGAAATTCTCCATGATTAAATTATAACAAAGGGGACATGCGTAGTCAAGAATTATTTTTTAAGTGGTTAAGTTAATTTTCCGAGACGCACTCTTAACACATTATTCGAGTCTTTAATGTCTATTCTGGTATTGCTACCGTCAAAAAACATAGTAGAGGCACTCGATGCTGTGGATGAAATAGTTAGCTGCTCTGCATCAATACTTCCTGTTTTTATATTTGCTCCATCAATAGAAGTAGCGGCAGTAGCTCCATTAATAGCAGTGGGCCCGCTAGAGAATGTACCATTACTAAATGTTACTACCCCTGTAAAGTTAGTATACGCAACAATAGAAGAATAAGTAACATTAAAACTAGAACTTCCTGCGGTAGTTTCTGTGCCAAAATACCTAATTGTATGATGCGTATTGGAGCTAGTAGGAACTTGAGGCCTGGGCGAGTTCCTCCAGCAATTCGTAGTTCCATTGTCATTTATATTACCCCCTGAAACTACACCCGTTGAAAAAGTATACAAATTGCCGGTAGGAGTAGGAACTGAACCACTCGATTTTTCATAGTATAAATAGCCTTGTACGGTACGTAGTCCCGCAGCGCCATCAGTCCCGTCCTGTGCAAGCAAAGAAGAAGGAGCCCATTCACTGCTTGCTATAGTATCTGATGATAGTCTGCTAATTGCTGCTGCCTGAGAGGTCCACAGATAAGCCCCACCAGTGGAAGGAATATTCGAGCTCCATCCATTTGCAGTTGTAAAAGAAATATTTCCACTAGAAAAGGTATAAGTGGTATTACCTGAGGGTAAACTGCCAGAACTACTGCTACTATTGTTTTTCTTATAAATTCGCACTGTGGCACTATTAAAACCATCTATACCGTCTTCTCCATTTTGAGAAAGAATTACGGGGGAAGACCACTCCCCAGATCCTACGGTATCTGATGTTCCGGTGCCAGAAGCGACAGCAGCCACTATATATAAAGCGGAATTACCGCTAGGGATATCTTTTTGCCAGCCATTAGACAAGCTGGTTGTTGTAATTTTACCTGTTTGAAGACTAACTTCTACGGATCCGGGATTAGAAGTTATCGCGCTTGAAGACCTTTGATATGCATATACTAATGCGGTTTTTGTTCCTGCAGGTCCATCACTTCCGTCTTGCGCGATTAAAGAGCTCGCAGCCCATTCACTACTTGCTATAGTATCTGATGAAGTAGTACTGGCGGCTGTAGCCTGTGAAGTCCATAAGTATCCGCCTCCGGTGGAAGGAACTGTAGAGGTCCAACCATTGGAAGTTGTAAAAGAAATATTTCCACTAGAAAATGTATAAGTAGTGTTACCAGAAGGCAGGCTGCCGGAGCTAGTGCTACTATTATTTCTTTTATAGATTCGAACTGTGGCGCTATTAAGCCCTGGATCCCCTGCCTGCCCATTTTGGACAAGAATTACTGGGGAAGACCATTCCGTAGCTCCTATAGTATCGGAAGTACCTGTTCCTGCAGCAGAAGCAGCTACAACATATAGAGGGGCAGTGCCGCTAGGTATAGTTTTAGACCAACTATTAGCCAAAGTACCTGTTGTAATTTGTCCAGTCTCTAAACTAACCGTTACTGCGCCCGGATTAGAAGTTATTGCACTTGAAGACCTTTGATATGCATATACTAATGCGGTTTTTGTACCATTACTACCAATAATACCTGCTCTAGCCTTAGAATAAGAAAAAGTCTTATTAAAAACAGGGCCTCCATGATTAATAGTTATAGGTATACTTAAAGTACCTGAGTCATTACTCGATAAAACTGCTGTAATATCAACTTCAAAATCTAATGCAGGACTCGAGCCTACAGTTCCTGTAGAAAGTGTTAAACCATTGGAAGGGCTCTGAGTGACAGTTCCTACGGTATAGGTATTGTCTGCTGGATCTGAAGAATTATCATAATAGTATCTGATATCCCCATTAAATACGTTTACCGTAAAGTCAGCTCCTGCTACGGAAGAGACATTACCTGCAGGATCTGCTTGAAATACATGAGACTCGTGACCTAATAATGCCGAATAACCGCCCTTAGGCTGAGCACTGGAAAGATACGGATCAAAAGAATATTCTCCCGATGAAAAAGTAACTTCCCCTAATATAGCATCTGCTCCTTTGTCAGGATTAAATGCAGGAGTGTAAATATTTACGCCAGACACAGTACGAGTAAAAGGAGACCCAGCTTGAAGTTCAGTATCGCTTATAACTCGTCGCACAAGCTTATATTCTGCAGCAGCAGTTTCAGTGCCGGGAGCTCCCGCAGAAGTAACTTTTATTAACTGACCTTCACTAATATCAGTAAAAGTAGTAGAAGAGCCTATCAATCTATCCGAACCTGAGACCGTACTAACAGTGCCCGATACATTTAATAAACCATTATTAGAAGCAGCTCTTTCTTTAAAGTAAGATGCCTCCGTCTCATTTCCGTCTATATCTTCTACAGTTTCATCAGTATGTACAACAAAACTACGCAGAGGATTAGTAGAGCTGCTAGAATCAAAATAAAGATACATAGTATCAGAAGATGACATGCCAGAAAAACTTTCTGTTCTCTGCGCAGAAGTAGCATTGCTGAAAACTATAGGCGCGGCAGCAGGGGGAGTAAATCTAAAATTACGAGAGTTTATAGTAAATACTCCCGTTGTAGAATTAAAATTAAAAGGAGCACTAAGATCTCCGCCCTGAGCCACAGATTGTATATTTCCGGTAGAAATAAGAGGACTGCTAATTGCAACATTAGCTATTTCCCAGGCAGATTTTGCTCCTAAAGTATTTACGGTTCTAACTTTTACAGTGTAAGAGCCAGCCGCTACATTAGATATAGCAAAAGAGGTCGAGCCTTTAGGAGCCTCTACTGTTGTCATATTTGCAGGGCCTGAGCCGTTCGGCAAAAGGTCATGCGAAATTTCAAAACGCTCTATAAATCTATAATTTCTTGTGCGAAGAGATCCTGAAGAATCAGTATATGTTTCTGTAGGAGGAGTCCACCCTATAATACCTTGATAAGCCGAGGTTTGACCCGAGGCAGAGGGATCACCTATAGGCGACATTTCTAAGGAAACTCCACTTGGAGGAGGAACAGGCCCGCTCGCCTCTGTAGCAGGTATGTAATCAGTAGTGTATGTTGGAATAGATACATCTATTTCATCAAACTTTAGCTCATCATATTGAGTAGCAGATATAGAGTATTTACCTGCTCCATCCTCTGCTAATCCGGCTACCCTGAAAGTTTTCAAGTTGCTGCTATCAGAGGTGTCTCTAGTTATAGCCCATATATAGTCTTGCAGTGGGGCTTGCGAAAAAGCACCACTTACAGTAATACTACTAGCTGTTGTGCCTGTATTAGTAATATCTTTAACCTCTACACGACTATTCTTACTAAACTGCACATCTATATGATTACCAGCATTATCAAAGTAGTTTACTGCACTTTCTGCAGTAGGGGGGTTATTTACTAAATCTATGAGATTGTCGTCCTCATCCCTGACCTCGGGAAGAAAAGCTCCTCTAGTGTAAGTGGGAGGCGTGCCTCCCGTTCCTATAGTGGCGGAATCTTGCGCTAAGTATACTGAGGCACCTGGAAAAATAATATGCAGCTTACAGTCAGTTCCTGCTGTATTTCCTGGACCAAAGTCTACTTCTCTATCCAAAGCTATAGTGGAGGTCGTACTGCCGGAGGACACTCTTCCAGATGCTTCAATATTTTGATCGTCTTTATCCTGAATATTGATTATATCACCGGGTCTTAAGAAAGAAGCATTTATACCTGTAGTAAATGAAACAATTTCGGTTTCTTTAGTGTCGGTGTAAAGGTGCCACTCAGCTAGTCTAGAGGCTTGGGACTCGGACGTGCAGCCAAAGGCTACAATATCCTGGGAAACTACTTTACCTTGCAACACTATGTTTGCCGTGTCTTCTACAGTAAGAATTGTTTTCTTGTAAAACTCATCAGGATTATTCCATGTAACATTAATTTGGTTAACTCTCGCTCGCTGCCCCGTATAAGTATACTCAAAAACACCCTGCTCTACATTAGCCTTAGTAAAGGTATAAACTGCCTCTTTTGGAGAATCCTGTACTCCTACAATCTTACCATCAATCCAAGCTAACATGCCTCGAAAAGAGCTGGCGAGATCTTTCAGTACTTTGTAACTCTCTTCGATAGTAGATAAGTACACATTGCAGGAGAATCTTGGTTCTTGACCTCCCTTACCGTCAGAAACTAGTTCATCACAATATCTTGCAATTTGATAAAGAGAAAACTTATCTATGTCATCTTCACTGATAAACTGTCCTAACCCATAATCCTTGTCAGTAAGTATATCATAAAAAACCCATGCAGGATTATTGCAATATACTTTGCGAAAATTAACATGTGTAGGAGAAAGGCTTTCATCCCCCCTAAAAGATCCTGTCCATGGAACATAGCTATTAGAATCTGCTCCCGCGCTGGTTCTAGTATATTTTGCCGAAGCTGTGCCTGTCTCTTCGCGAGTTATATAGTTACTAGGGACTTTAATTTTTTTGCCATAAATATGGTAAGATCTGCTGGGAGGGGTTGTAAAATCTTCTGCGGAGTAGCCTACAACTGCATAAGCTGAAGTTGCATAATTAAATTTATTTTCTATAATTGCTTCGTAGGAGTCTATAGTTGCATTTAGTACAGCATCATTATCATCACAGTAGTCTTTAACGCCTTCAGGGCTCAGGCGCCTAACTTCTAGGCTCCACGAACTAAAAGGTTGGTATTTCTTAACGTCGACATCATATGTTGCTATAAACGCAGGGTTATTTCCTTTTTTCTGAATTAATCCAGTATTTCCGCCATTTGCTACACGCCCTCCTCCCGGATACTTATATAGAGATAGGCCTACACCTCTAGTACTGCTGTTAGCTACAGTAGAAGACCAATTAGGCACACTTTGCAAAAAATCACTTCCCCCATAGTCTCTCCCGTGAACTAATACAGAGGTGGCTGAAGAAGCGCCTTCTGTGGTATACTTAAATACTACTTGGAACTCTGCATAGGCAGTTACATCTTTTCCCTTTGAATCTATATGTCGTAGTCCGCCAGGAAATTTAATATTTACTTTTAGTCTATCTATTTCGCTTGCAGTGTATTGCCCTAAGGAGACATTTGAGGATACTAATGCTCCCGCAGAGGGGCTTTGCGTACCCTGTCCAGATGGAGCATTTACTGCATTAACAAGTTTTAGGGGCTGGTTAACTTGATATACAAAACCCGCACTTTGAGAACTGCCTACTGAACTCTCATACTCCTCACCAAATCGAGTACCTCGAAAAAACGAAGTTTTAACATTATCATAAGCTAAATTTTTGCCGGAGTTTTGTATATTGTATATATTGTCGACAGAAGCAGAAGATACTCGTACTATTCCGCCACTAATGCTCGTGGGAACACTAGATACAAGGGTTGCGGCTCCATTGTTAGTAATAGAGGATATTTTTATAACTTCATCAACAGTTATGACAGTACCGTTTGCAACACTAGTCTGAGGAAGGGGCCATATTAGAGCATTAGTAGATGAGTTTATAGTTCTTACAATACCTCGATATTCAGTTCCATCAGGGCCTGCTCCAGGAATACGAACAAAGTATCCTGCGGACGATAAAACACTAGCACTTCCCCCTCTAGGATCCGAAGTGTGTTTTGATTGAAATAATGCGGAGTTTACATTAACTCTTGCAAGACCTCTAGGGAGCGCTCCTGCAAGGGTGGAACTTCCGCCACCCCCTTTTATTTCTAAATACCTATCTCCGTCATTTAAATCTATGTCTGCAAATAAGCTTCCCGCACCCGTAACGGAAGTACCAGAAATATTTGCAGTAGAAGACCTACCTGTAATATTGCCGTTTGCATCATCAAGAAGAGCAGTGCCATTTAGATACACACTAGCTTGCCCATTAACTAGGCCCCCTATTTCACCACACGCAATTAAATCTACAATACTAGCGTGTTGATTTTCATATATTGCTGGCATAATTAAAGACCCCCCTCTATAAAGGTCCATCGAGACCCTGTGTCAATATTTTTCGCATACTCTGCACCCCCTGTGTAGGATACACTTATAGGCATGCCTCCTACTATAAGTTCTCCATACGCTACCGGAACAGGGAGCCCTTGCGATATCGTATTTTGTGGACCATTAAATAAATAAGAAGGATCTGTGCCTTCGTCTGTCTGAGGACCAGGTGCTAATAGTTGTGTTATTCCAGCAATTGCTAGATTGACAGCGACCATGGTCAGCCCTACAGTCGCTGACGCAACGAGAGCACCTTGTGTACTTGTGCCAGTTAATGCAGCAGTAAACGAGCCTGGTAGCAGAATAGCAACAGTTATAATTGCAATTGCTGCTAAAATCTTAGATCCGGCACTCTTTGAACCTGCAGGAACTTCAGTAATAATTATATCTTCATTATTTAAGGATAAAAGCATCTCTTCAGGCTCTTCTAAAAACTCCTCACCTCTTTGTATCTCAAATCCTACCCCGGCTTCCGCGGCATCTACTAGGTATTTTCTAAACCCAGGAGTCTGACAATCTATTAGTCTAAAAATATCTCTAATATTAGAGCACTCGGCCTCCCAATGTGGACCAAATTTTTCTATTCCTCCAACTAAATAAACTGATTGCATCTTACTATCCTATGTAAATGTATACCCCATCCTGAGTGTAAAGACTCTCTGCAAGAAAGCCTATTAACAGCATGGTGTAAAAACATATCTTCTCCTATATATACTCCACAATGGTTGGGTACATTTGAAAATACTTTAAAAATTAGCGCGTCTCCTATCTTAGGAGAATCCACTTCTGTAAATCCGTATGACTCAAATAAGTCATCAAAATAATTAAACCCTTTTTCCCACCAGTCGTCTTCAAATACAGTTTTTGGCAACTCAATATTATACGTTTCGCTATAATAGTCCCTAAGTAGAGAGTAGCAGTCATACTTTCCAAATAAATAGTCTCTTCCTAATAAGGGCTGTCTTATCTTGGGTGGTGTGTATACAAATTTATCTACATCAGGTAAAGAATATATAATATAGGGTATTTCCAAGAAGTCACTGGCTTTTATATCAGATTCGCTAGGCTCACAAGAAGCATCAGGATGACTATGTACTATAGCTTGGACATCCCCTAGTAGAGCTGCTTTTGCATAATCCTTTGGAGAAATTACAAAATCTTCTTTAGGGTTTTCCGCAACATTCTCACAATGCCTCCAGACTAGCTTACCTCTTTTATTCAGTAATAATCCACAGCCCTCATTTGGGTAGTCATTAAATAAATCTTGTACTATTTCTTTATCTACGCTGTCTAGCACCTGGAAATCCTCCAAAAGGTAATGCTATGTTTGCTTCAGTAATCGCTATTCCCCCAGTTACACTACTATGCTCTCGTGCGTTGAATCTAAGAGAGCAGGACTTTATTTTCTTTCCACAGATATCACCTTCCGTCCAATATATACCTTCTTTAATAGTATCATGGCTGCCCCCAGTTTGGGTGAATTTATTGACTTGCCAAAGTTTTCCTGAGGATAAAATATAGTTACTATATCTACTGTCCCTATACGAATAATAAGTAGTTGAGGATGAATAGTTAGAGTATACTCGTACTCGTCTCCAACTAGCACTTGCATCATTAGGAGAAGTAGAAGTGGCTGAAAGTGCTTGCCAATAAGCTGTAACAGTTTGATTACTAGAAGATGTTTTTGTTACTTGTACTTGAGTTTCATTAGTAATGTAGTAAGCTCCCTCAGTCGAGGTACCAGAGAATACAGACATACCGCTAAATATAGAGGCAGGCACAATATACTCATCAAATTTATTCATAAAAATTTTGTCTACATCTGTAGCAATTAATTTTTGATCCCAAGTACAGCCTCCTATCTTGTCTTGCCTTTGAACATTGGAAGAAGCACCTCTATATTTAAAGGGGCAGGCGCCTCCAATAATTACCCTTCTAGGAAGCGTAATGCCGGCTAGATCAAAGGGGGCTGCTAGTTCAAAAGTGACAACAATAGCCGTTTTCGACTTTATCCTATCTATTACATAAGTCGCTTTCGGAAATTCTACTGGGGCGTTCCCTGACCCAGAGTCCCCAGTACCTCCAACTAAATATTTCTCTAAAGTTGTTCTTCTAGTAAGTCTCTTTCCTATTAACTCTTCAAAACCCAATCCCCCTATCTCGTTAGAGAATATCGAGCCTAAATTTGCTACAGATATCTCAGGTCTAGCATATGACCCGTCTGAAGACACCTCAATACCCTCCATCTCTATAGGAATGGCTACGTATGTGAGTATATTTCCTTCCGAATTTCTAAACTCTATATCATCACTATTTTCATCCACTCCCGCATGGAAGTGTGCAAAAGACCCCGGAGCATACTCTAGGTCATATAAATGTATATATCCGGAGTTTATCTCTTGTTTCTGAACATCTTTAATTAGGTCACTCATGCTTCGTAAACCCTTCTAATCGTAGCTGTGCAGGAATAAAAATCATTATTATTGTAAGAGACACTAAATGTATCAACTACAGCCTTAATCGTAGTCTCTGATCCTGATGAATTAGTGTCAGGAACTGTAAAGCTAAAAGCGGTGACTCCCTCTTTTGCACTAAAAAAGGATGCTATATCGTCTATCTCTGCTTTTGGTCTATTATTGAAGGAAACAGAGTATTCCTCTCTTAAATTATTTATACCAGCAACCGCCCTCTGCTCATATCCGTCTCCAAAAGAAATTCTATTCACATGAGGAGTAACAGTCCTAGCCATTGTTCTATCAGGAATTCTTCGTGCATTACCTAAATCTAAAAATCCTAGTGCCATTACGCTGCTCCATATCTACTAAGTATACCGCCCGGACGTTTTTGCTTATGCAGCTCTTCTTGAACCACACTAGCAACAACTTTTCCTAAAGCGGCTGCTTGATTCTGTTGGGATGCTTCATTTTGCGTGCTACTTGCATTCCCCTGATTATCAATATTAATATTAATTCCAATAGTATTATTAGAGGTACCCCCTCCTGTCATTTCTACGGGAATGGCATTACCATTAGGCAAAGGAACAACTGCTTCAGTTCCATGTAAAATTGCTGGGTACCCTGCGTTTCTTCCTCTTGCTATGCCGCCCTCTGAGTAGCCTTTTGCAATACCACCATATCGACGACTTGCGAATCCTATGCTCTTGGTAGCGTTAGCAACTTGTGCGCTTGCACCAGCACTTGCCTGATTAGCTAAATTTTGAGTGGGGGCTACTGTAGTACCCACTCCTCCAAAAGCAGCAAGTAGTAATCTTGCAACAAGCATTTCAGACACAATTCTTGAGATAATTCTTAATACGCTAAGTCCCATATTTGCAAATGCTTGCTTAACAGTCATAGTTCCTTGAACCAATCCATCTAAGCCGTTAGTAAGTCCTTGGGTTAAGCCGTCTCTTAATCTTTCTTGCATGTTTATTAAAACATTCAAAGATTCTTGCTGTTTAATCTGCTCCTCAATAAGAGCTATTTGAGTAGAATCCATAACTACTCCAGCATTCTTTTGTCTCAGTATTTCATCATTTATTTTTTGTTGAATTCCGCTCATAGAAAACATTTGAGACTGTACCCTCAAATTTTCTGTTGTTCCCAGCAGTTTATTACGTTCTACTTCTTCTAGACGCTGTGATATATCTAACTGCTGGCGAGTATTAAGTAAAGTCTTTTGAATTGAAGCTTCCTGAGCTAGTAGATTGGTTAATTTTACTTGATCCGCTTCTTCCTTTTTATTACTTTCTTTTTGGATCTCTCCACTAATCGCTTTTTCTTTTAGCTTTAAATTATTAATGTTTTGCTGCAATAAAAGTTCTTGCGCGGCCCTTGCCTCTCTAGCATTCGCAATAGAGCCCTTGCCTGCGCTCTGGCCGAGCCCTGCTTTAATAAGCTGAATTTTTTGCTCAGTGGTAGTAATCTCATTTAGAACATTTAATCGCTGACGCTCTATATTATTTAGTTTTTCGGCTAAATCTATTCCTGTTATTTGCTCGTCAACTATTAACTGTCGTTGATTTAATTGCTGTTCTCCAATGTGAAGGCTGTCCCTTGCTCTTGCTAAACCTATGGCTGCTTCAGTTACTGCCAGTGATCCCTCTTTGCCGCTGCTTTTAATTGCGGTCTCTAATGCCGCTTCGGCTATCAACTCTTTATTTTTTAATTCTAAAACTTTATTAGAAAGCGAGATAGTAGTTTGCTGTGCCATCACTCTTTGATTAGCAAAAGATCTATCAGTTTTATTTACGGTAGCTAGTGCCCTATTATTATTTAAGATTTCCGTTTCATTCTGTCTTATAGTACCTATTCTTTTTTCCAGAGCTTTTTGAAAGTTTGCTGCCTCTGTACTTTGAGCCTTAAGCCTGGCAATAGTATCTTTATCTTGTGCCGCTTCAGTCTGCCCTCTTTGCTCTGCTAGAGCTATATCTTTTTCTAAGACTTTGACTGCACTCTGGGCTGATCTTTTTCTTGAATTATTGCGTCTGCCGGCCGCAATAAGCTCTGCGTCTGCTGCTTTTTTCTGCTCTCTAAGAGAAGCTAGAGTGTTAGCATTTGTAGTTTTTCTAACGGCACTTTCAGCTTCTAGGCCTTTCAGTGCGTCTTTGGAGGTGTCGACCAACCTAGATACGCTCTGCGATAACTTATCATAAGGGGATACTGCAACTGCTCCAGTTATAGAAGATAGCTGCGCTTTAAAGTCTTTCTGTACTTGGCTAAGTGCCTCTAAAGCTTGCCCATACCCTCGAAGCTCTACATCTAGTTTTCTATATTGTTGAGCACTTTTTTCACTAATTGACCCTGTCTGCTCTAGCTCTATTGAAAGGGCTTTAAAAGCAGGATTAACTTTTTCTAATTCGGAAGTGGTTTTTTCGATACTTTCTTTTAATTTATTAAATTCATCACTACCCGCCTCTAGCTTTTGTAGTTTATTTACTTCAGCAATAAATAAAGGAATATTAACTGTAGCAAGAGCTCTTCCTGTTTGAGTTGCTTGTTGAGTTAAATCAACCAAACCTTCCGCTCTAGTTTGATTAATTTTTGACAAAAATTCAGCTGTCTCACTTAATCTATCATTTGTTCTTTCTAATTCTTCATTTAGCTTACTTGCAGCGTCCTCTGTTCCAAATAAAAAGTTATACGCTTCTTTGCCTAAATCAAAAAGTAAAAATGCCATTCCTACAAAAGAGGCAAGCTTAAATGCTTTATCAATCCCCTTTACTGCAAGTACGCCCGCGCGTTGAATCATCCCAAAAGCACCAACTCCAACAACTCCAACCGCTCTATAACCTACTTTTAGTCGTGCAAAAGCTCTTGTTTTCAAAGTCACCTGCTTTTTCATCTGCTCGTCAACTATTTGGGTTCTAATTGTATAAGACTTTCGTAAATCTGCAACCTGTGCTGCATTATACCCTTTTAGCTTTCCCGTTATTACCTTGCCAGTATCATCTATATTTTTTTCTGCAGAATCTAAAATTCTTTTTGCGGAGGCTCCGGCTCTTTTATCATCAGTATTACCGGACAAGAAATCAATCCCACCCTTACCACTTTTTGCGCCTGCAGTATCAGGACTTAGTGCTTTCTTACTAAGTTTATTGGCTCTTTTCAGCGCTTTTTCTTGAGTATCACTTAGCTTTTCTACTTCTTCTCTCTGTTCCTGCAGAACTTTTTTAGATCTAATAAAAGCTATGTTTGCTGACCTTGCTGCTTTTTTACTGCTATCGGCCCAGTCATCCAGTGAGGGCAGAATGCTTTTTGTTATAGGAATTGCAAAAAGAGCCAAAGATGCTACTAGAGCATTTGTATTTTCTGTTAAAAATTTTAAAGCAGGAGTTAGAGTATTGATTACCCCTACCTTTAATACATTCACCAAGTCATCAAAAGATTTTGTAAACTGAGAAACAACAAAAGCGTCATCCCCCATAATTTCTCCAAGGCGCCCAAACTTTTTATCGGCTTCTTCAAGCACAAAATTAGTTACTGCCTGAGTTCTTTGAAAGGCATTCAAATCGTTAGCAGCAAGCCCTATACTAGCGGCATACTCTTCTGTAGCAGGCTTTAGTCTAAGAATAATACCTAGTTCGTCTAAAAGTTCTGGTTCTGCTTTTGTTGTACCACGGATTAAACGATTAAAAGAATCAGTTAAATCTCTACCTAGGGCAACGGAAGAGTTCTGGGCAGCTTTTGCAAGACCCTCGAGTTGACCCGCTGTTAAGCCTGCAGCACTACCTATGGCTGTTGCTGATGCAGCTTCTTGATACTTTAACTGTCCGCTGGTTGCAGCTTGTAACGATTTAGTAATACCAGCAAAGTTTGTGCCAGTAACAGCTCCATAAATTTCTTGAGATTCTATAAGATTTTTGTAGTTGGAAGCACTGGACAGGAATTGGAAAGCTGCACTAACAGCGAATACCTGGGCAGCCAAAGTAGCGTAGGCAGGAACTAATCCTCCGGATATTCCTTGAGCCATTTTGGAAAAGTTTTTGGTACCATTTGCAGATGCCTGAGCAGCTCCCTTAAGACGCCTGTCCGCAGTAAGACCCCCTTTACCTGCTTCATTTAAGGCTATTCCAAGTTTTTTTGCGCTTACAGCTACTCTTTCTGTAGTACCTTTGTCATCAACTACTACATCTATATATATTTTATTCTTGGCCATTACCCTTTAACATTATGGGTGAAACTTTGTCCACCGCTGGAGGATTTTTGCTTTCGCTCTTCCGCTTTTCGCTGCTCTTCTGACTTCTTAGATCGGTAGGACACTAAAAGGCTTTCATAAATTTTTGCAAAGAAAAAAATATCTTTGCTGTTATCCATATCGTATACTCTAACAATGTACTCGAAGGAGGACCATTCTTTTCCTAAATATACTCCTGACATCCCATCCCATCTATCTGGCATTAAATCGAACACAAAAAATGCCGCTTGAACCTCTTCCGGAAATACAGAAGTGCTCAGCGGCATTTTATCAGGGTCTGGTTCCTCTCCCAACTGCTCACATATAGTTAGATACTTAGAAATATCAAAGGAGGAATCTGACTCCTTTATAGCGCGCTCAAGTAGCGTTATTATCTCAGCTACTTGTTGCTCGTAAAATTTTCCAAGTCACCTACAGTCTCTGTAATCCAAGTATCAAAAGAGTTTGCATTCTTCATCAACAACTCTGCATTATCAGATGTGTACGGGAGGCAGTCATCAGGATCAAGAGCTGATATATCCACCAAAAGAAGCTCTTCTAGGTAACGATATTTTAAGCCTTTCCATCCTTTAATCACTGCTTTGCAGTATTCTACTAAGAACTTATCTTCGTCTAAATCTTCCTCAGGTTGATGAGTCTTCTTATTAAACTTTGTAGAAATACACTTTTTACGTAGCTTAATGAGCTCTTCTCTTGCAAGGTAGCATACATCAATAGACATTCCAGAGTATCCTGGAAAATCAATAGTAACTGTTTTACTAGGAGTCATAAGACTGGCTAGTGAAATAGGCGAATCGGTCATTTGGGAATCCTTTTTATTATCAAACTTTAGATCATAGTATATTCTATGGTAGGAGAAATGTCAAGAATTATTTTTGCTTGGTGTAATAAAAAAGGGGCCGAAGCCCCTTTTTGTAAGGTAGGTTTTAACTATGCACCTACATACTTCAATGCTACTTCGTCTGTACTACTAATTGTATCTGGCAGAGCCTGAAAATTAGTTTCAAGGGAGATAACATCATCAATGCTGTGCGCAGGAATCTCAAAGTGAGAATGATCCATAGCCAACTCTAGGCGAGGAGTACCGGAGGCTCCACCCACCTTAAACGTTGTTGCAAACTCGTTTGTAATCTTACCCAAAGCTCCAGAAGAGGTTAGGTCATTAAAGAAGTCAGTAGACGTACCATTATTAGCAACAGTGTCCAAGTTTAGATAACATGTAAAGTTACCAGACACAGTACGAGCACCTGTTACGTGACCTACTGGAGTGTTTACAATACCAAGTTCTTCCGGAGTAATAAAGGTAATATTATTTGAAATAGTAATACTGCCTCCTGTCAAAGTAAGGTTATATACACCGTTACTATTTGCTCCAGGGAATGTAGTAGTATCTGTCGCCGTAATACTTAACTGAGTTAGTCGGTTACGAATAAAGTTATCTGTTGCCGTAATATCTTCTGTCAAAGTCGGAGTAGGAGCACTGTCCTGAGTAACTGTGTTAGCAAAGCCAGACCAGTTAATAGTAGCCAAACCATCGATATCAAAATCAATCGTAGCTTCGTTTACAACTGCGCCAGATAACTTATATACCACAGGATTCGTTGTTCCGCCCATCTTAAAATATAAGTTAGCAGTTCCTAATGTAGATTTGTTTGAATCTGAAAAACTAATATCAAGATCGGTTGTATCTCTTGTAAAGCCGGTAAAACTACTGCTGCTATACGCCGCATCTCCCGCCATCAATGCCCACAAAACTTCCTCTACAGCATGGTGACTATTAGCAACAGTATTTACCGCTCCTGGACCAGTGCCTGCAGATTTAAAAGGACGAACATATGTAGAAAACGACCATTCAGCTGGGGCTAATGAGTCATTAAAGAATGCTCGACCACGACGGGATACTCCCGCACTACTTTCCATTTCAGCCAAAGTAACTTCAGTTGAGTTAGAATCTTGAGAAAAGCTAAATCCATCAAGTACAGGAAGTTCCCATACGTCGGATCCAATTTCAACATAAAGTTTAGTATCTCTACTAAAATACAATACGTCAGCCATAGTAATCTCCTATGCATCTTGAAAAGACTTGGACGTGAACATTTGTTCGTGCCAGTATTTTCTAATATTGAACCTCAATGAGTATTTCTCCTACTCCTAAAGGTTCCAAAACACCTTCGTCAGTATCTATACTAACTACTGTGATTTGTTGAGTTTGAAAGATGTTATTTAAAGAGTCAAAGTACTCTAACCTAGAGTTTTCTTCTACTACAGTTTCAATATCTTCCATTAATTTATTTAAGGCTTCTTGAGCGCCTTCTTCATTAACATAACAACGAATAGTTATTACTAAAAATCTGTCCTTGAAGCCGCCGCCTTGATAAGTTCTTGTCTCACTTCCTGCATTTAAATGTACTGCAGGAAACTCGTCTACCTCGTCCCAAAACTTTAAAAAAGGAAAAACTTGATTATTTAAATCAACCAAGTATTGACCCGCGCCATTGATGTCTTTTAGTTTTGCCGTCAAAGCTTCTACAATATTAGATCGCCTAGAAGTGTATACGCGTTCCGTAGCCATTAATTTCTCCTAGTATACAATCGTGTAGTTACTAACTGTGCTGCTATCTGTCGTATAGACGCATCTATTAAAGTTCTAGGATCTCTTTCGACATCACTAAATCTAGAGCCACTGGTACTCTCATAAACTTGATAAGGGCTCTTCTCGTAGGTGTACCCCACGCTCATATAGCCTTGTCGGGTTTTAGAGATATCAGTAACTTTTACGCTACTTGCAAATCTCCCCGTTCTATTTTCTAGTCTCGGGGGCTTCATATTTCTTACTACTGTTTCTGGTAGTTTAGAGTTTAGCAAAGCAAACAAGGTTATATTAGATTGCTTTCTACTTTCATCCCCTCCAAACTTTATAGCTCCTGCTTTTACATTATCCTTAAACGCCGCGCCTTTAACTGCTTTTGTTTTGGAAGTCTTACTCGCTTTAGAGCTCTTTTTTACTACTTTTTTCTTTTTAATATTTGATTTGACTTTGCCATTTTTTGACTTAGATACTTCAGCAAAACCGTTTAAAATTTCCGCTTCTCTTATCTCTCTACTACTCATAGAACCTTTTAGCTCTGTCAATTCTAACTTATTGGTAAGGGCTAGAAGTTTTTTATTTATAGCGCCTGCCTCTTTAGAGATAGAAGCACCATGTTTTTTATTCTCAAAAGTGCTTTCTAGAGAGATCTCAATATAATCTTTTCCCTTACCAAATCTTTTAGTAGCAGACAACTCTATATCAGTAGAGAGTTCTTTTATATATTTTTTAACTGTCGGGTCATTCTTAGAAGAAAAAGTAAACAGAGCATCTTTAACCGCAGCTTTTCTTTGATTAGAAACAGCTGAGCCTTCTGAGTGCCCAATATCTATAAAGTCTCTAGGATCTACTTCTTCTAGCTTATTTGTTCTACTGTTATTCAATCTTCTTATTTGCTGGTTTAAGTTTTTTACAAGAGACTTCTGAGCTCTTTGTTTAATTCTCCTAAAATATGCAAATACATTTCTAGTACCCTTCCCCTCTTTTACACCTATCATAACAGTGAGTTTACTATTTGTAGCCTTAAAGTCGGAGGTATAGTAGGTTTTTCTATTACCCTCAAAGTTTGAGGGGTGAAGAGCCTTTTTAAAGTAGTCAAACATAACGTCGACTTCAGTATCAATAATTTTTTCTATACTATCTGGGAGGCTTTTAAACCCTCCTCTGCGTAGCATTTGTGTTTTAATTTGTTTTTTTAAGTCATTCTTTTCTACAGTTAGAGCATGTACTTTTGTATCAGATACTAACCTTCTATACTCAGCTGAATCTTTTTTTAAATCTTTTTCTAAAGATACAAGTAAGTTATATAGATCTCTTTTTGCCATTAGAAATTCTTGTATAAGTCCAAAACTCTTTTTATATGGTCTGGAAATCCTATATTGCCTGCCACGCTAGTAGTCGGAGAATTTTGTATCGAGGCTCCGCCTAGAGTTTTTCTTTCTCTGTGCTCTCTCTTGAAATAATATGTAATTAAATCAATTACTGCAAGTTTAAGATCTGTAGGCAAAGTAGCATAGCCTGCAGTATAAGTTACTTTTACAGAACCAGCCCCTTTAGGCCAATTTCTATAACCACTGCCTAAAACATAGAAAACACTATCTGTATCTGAGTCTAAATAATAATCTGTACTTGCAAGAGTAGTGTAACTTTCTGTCACAGAATCTCTTGTCTCTACGGATACAATTGAATTTACAGGACTCTCTGTAAGCTGAACAACATGAGTACCCCAGTTAATAGAAAATTCTTCTACCTTATTGGTAGAAAAGAAGTCAATAAAAGAGTTACCACAATAAGTTTTTACTAATTCACTTATAGAAGGAATAAGAGTTTGAATACGCAAATCATCCTTAGGATTAGACATGCCCTCCGCCTCTTTATACTGCGCTAATGTGATTAAATTTGCCATAAGTATATTAGTAAAAACTTGGGGCGGCGAACCGCCCCAGGTTATAGAGCTTAAGTAAGCTTAAGCTACTGCAAGAAGAGCGATAACTGACTTATCAGTTGCAGTGTCGCCTACTAGCTGGTTAAAGCCAAGAGACTGAGTAGCAACAATAACGTTACGCTGATTCATTACTTCGTAGTCTTGCTCTACATTCACGCCGCGAAGACGTGGAATAGCAAAGTTACGAACGTTGACTGCAAGGCCTACAGCAGCATCATCAGCTTCTGCTGGGAAGTTATCAGACACGATCACAGGAGTACCGAAGATCGCACCTACTTGACCAGTAAGCTTGGTAGCAACGTCTGAACCTACATCTGTGATGTCGGCAAAACCAGCATCAGCAATCAGGTCATAGTAACGATTCTGAGAAACTACATATACCAACTCATCGGGCATCATGCCATACTTGCCCATCTGCTTACGAGCGGATAGGAAGTCTGCTGCGTCTACTGCGGTTCCACCCAGGTTAGCCGCGGATACAGAAGTATCGAAGGTGTTGGTTCCAGCAATCTTGATCAAGCCATCAAAATCATCGGAGCCGCCGGTGGCAACATGATTAAGAAGAGCTTCGTCTACTGCACGAGCGTGAGAGCGAGCAACAGACTCAACAAGCATAGGCATCAAGTTAATAAGAATTTCCTCATCAACATGGTTATCCATCAACGTGGTTGAGATCAAACGGTAAGCTTTAAGCACTACCTGCGCAGGCTGAGGAGTTGCACCACCACGAGTCGTCAAGTTACCAGTAGTAGCAGCACCCGTTTGGAAGGCAGCTAAACCAGTATCTTGCTGAATTGGCAGTACTTGTGCTTGTGAATTGATTTGAATTTCACGGAAGGCGCGTGCAAGGCGAAGCTCTCGCATAATTTCCTTCTCAATCTGACCCGATACTTCCGTAGCGATGTTAGGTTGAGCAGAGGCATACGTTACGCCAGCTTTCTCAATTACATCACGACCATAAGCAGTGTTCTCTAGACCCTTGCCGGTCATTACACCCAGAAGGTGTGCATGCATAAACTGCTGGCCCCACTTAGAGATAGTATCTACGCCTTCAGAACGATCTGAGAAAACGCGCTTAGATTCACGCATTTTTGTGATTTCTTCGTTCTTCTCTTCAAGCTCTTTCTGATGCTTGGCTACGATCTCACCAATATCAGCGTCTTTTTGAGAAATTTTGGCTTCAACATCAGCCAACAACTTTTCTGCGCCCGTCTCAACCGCAGTTACTACTGCGCTTTTAACTTGCTCTTCTTGTTGAGCTTTTGCTTCAGCTTCAGCTTGAGCTTTTTCAGCAAGTTCTTGTGCTACGGCTTCATCCGCAGCTTTTTGTTCGGCTTGCTTCATTGCAATCTTTGCAGCAGTTTCTTCTGCTACTTTCTTAGCAAATGCTTCCAAGTCGATTTCTGGAGTATTAACTTCAGACATTTGGATCTCCTTTTGAACCTCTTCGGTTCCGTCCGGTGTATCACTAGCTACGCTAGAAGTATTAACTTCGTCTTTAGCCAGAGTCTGACCGGCTAGATCTACACGATTTGTGAAAGTTTTCTTGAATTCTTCATACTCATCCATAGAGTCAAAAGATTTCGCTAGTGAGAAAGTAGCCTCTTGATTGCAAGGAACGGATACAACCGATACTTCAAACAACTCAGCGTCCTTTATCTTTAGTCCGTCAGTTTCCGATAGATAATCAGCATCCTTGACTCGGAAACCAACAGAAAATGCTCCAAGGATACCTTCTTTAACTAATTCGCAAACATTAGCAGGTGCAGATTTGCTAATTTTTGCTTCTAACTCTAGACCTGCTTCTGTTACTTTTAGGCCTGTAGCTCGACCAATAGGTCTATCATAATCATGATTGAAAAGAATAATAGGATTCTTTTCAAAGTTTTTTAACCCACCTTTTGCCCATGCTTCTGCAGAGATAGTATCTCCTGCACGGTCAAAATCGCAAGTACTTGCCATCCCACGGATCATCACGCTTCCATCTTCGGAAGGCAATGATTTAAACGTAGACGTTAAATTAAATATTTTTTCCATATTATTTCTCGTCTTTGCTCGTTACTTTTGGAGCGCTTTTTGGCTTCGGAGCATCTTCAACAACAGGCTCCGGAGCGGATTTTGGTACGGGTTGCTCAATAAGGTCTGAGTGCTTAATACGTAAAGCATGCAGCAAATATTTCCATGCTTTAAAGCTTCTCTTTATAGAAATAGCATGAATTGCTTCTTTTGGCCCTAAGATACCCACATAACTTTTATAGTCTATGTCCAAAGGAAGCTGGAACTCCTTAAAATGCCTATAAGCTGTATCCAGTATTTTTTGTTTTTGACGAACTGCCACCTAGCCTTCTCCTTCTTCTATAGGTCTACCACCCTCTTCAGGATTTGTAGCACTTCCTGCTATATTAGCAGGTACTCTTATTTGATCATGCCCCTCTAAAGGCTCCATTCCCAGACGTACCCGCGCTTCATTAGGGGCAATGATTCCGCCATTTACTAAAGAAGTGTAGTATGCAGCTGCGTCACGAAGTTCAGGCTGCAGCGCTGGGATATTCGTAATGTCTTCTGACATTTGATATCCAAAATATCTTTCTGTCGCAAAGTTTATCTTTCTAACTATAGGTAAAATAGTTTCTAGATAATACATTCTCATGTTTGGACGAATATTTGCATTATTACCAGAGTCCAACATAATTGGGGGAACTCCTAATGCTTTTAAAATAATTTTTTCATTTTCAGCGATGGCAGATTGAAAGTCTAACTCTTTAAAGTTTACATTAGAGACTTTGTCTAGCTCTATGCCCCCATCTAGTATAAGGGGTCTTTTACCTCCGGAGTCTGGGCTGTATCTTGCCGTCCAAGATTGTATCATTCTTTCTTTTATTTTCTCGGATAAGGTATTAGGAGATTTTAGTACAAGCCCCGGAACTGCTCCGTTCTTAAAAAAGTTATCTTGAAAACCTCGCATTCTGCTCATTAGTACCATAGTACGTAGTGCAGGTTTAAGTCTAGAAACTCCTCGATATATAGAATAAAAAGAGTTGTCTTTTACATGAATTATTTCGCTAGGGCTATAGGTTACAGTCTCATTAAAAGTAAATTTTTCGATGTAGGTACTATCGCTAGCATGAATTGTGACTTTATTTGCGGGTAAGTGATAAAGATGGACCCCGTCAAAATAAATAAAAATATTCCCATCAATTATAAAATCTGTTATAAGATTTCGTCGAAAAGTGCTAATATCTTGGAATGGGTTTGGCTCTTTGTTTAATAAAAGAGAGACTCTTGACCTTTTTATACCTTTTGTAACACTCTGCAGTCCTACTACTTGAGGGCCTACTGCAACTGGTACTTCAGAGGCATCATCTACAATAAGATTTACTCCTCTATTTACTATTTCTAAATCCTCATAAGCCTTCTCATAACTTATTGTATGCTCTCTAGAAGGATTAGTTTTATGGTTATAGTATGGTTGAGCAGGATTTAGTTTTTCCTCCACCTCAGATGATCTACCTATAAATCTGTCATACCATGCCATGTTTTTCTCTTTGTATCCTTACCCAGTTCTTTTGCTTAGTAGCAGTGCCTAGTCCTGGATTTCTTCCGTAAATGGAGTGCAACTGTAAGTGATGTTCATGGCAGAGAGTAACCGTATGTTCGTAAAGTTCTGCTCTATGCTTTTGTATAAACTCATCCCTAAAAGAAAGTATATTTTGAGGATCTAGTCTGTTTTTTGCTATATAAGTATGGACTAAAGGGCTCAAAGTATAGTAATGGTGAAAATCAAGTTTTACTTTCGATTCACAGATCTCGCATTCAGTACCTTTTTCATAAGCATTCTTTGCTTTATCTCTTATGTATTTTACGACGTCTCTTTTTAAATCCATTTTCTAATACCAGAATTATATCGAGTTTGGGGTACCATGTCAAATATTATTTTTAAGATGGTATCGTTAAAAGCCACTGTTTGATGTTTCAAATGAATATAATGCATATCTAATAGCATCTGCCATGTGCGAGGCTTTATTGTGTTTTGGTTTTTCTTTAAGTAGGTTAGGATTAGGATCCCATTGGTACTGGTCAAGAGCGGATAGAGTTTCCTTGCATTCTTGATCCACGTAGAGCTTATCATTATCTACGATTCCTTCTACATAAGCAATTCCATCCAACACTGACTTCTTAGCATTATTAGTACTAATATCATAGTTCTGTGCAAAATCAAAACGAGTTTGTTGTGCGGCAGAATCGATGAATATGTAATCAATATCCCACCTATCTATGAGTTTTTGTATTTCACCAGCGTGTTGTTCGGTGGTACGCTCTGCATCTAGGTACTCGTCTACTAAATAATATTTTTCTTCATCCCAGTCATACGCAATTACACACAAAGCAGTAGGATCTCTATACCCTACGTCGAGCCCTGCAAAAACGTCCATCTTACTGATGTCCATATCTTGAAAAGACCCCGTGCATTCTTCGTAATTAAAACTCCAAACTTGCCCCTCATAGGTGTTAAAATCGGCTTCATATTCTTGACGAAACTCCGCCTCAGACATACTCTTACGAGCCTCTGCTATATCTAGGTCTGACATTCGGGGGTTTGATTTGTAAGTGGCACGAATAGATGCCCACTCAGGAAACTCAGGGTCAAAGCCTCTGTGAAAAAACTCTGAGAACCAGTTATTTTTGCCGCGAGGAGTAGAAATAAAAATTGCTTTTGAATTATCTTTGTCAAGGGTAGGTCTAAGAGCAACATTAAAAGCATCCCTGCCATCAGCAAGAGCTGCTTCATCAAAAATAATCAAATCGTAGGATCTACCTACACAGGAGTCAACTTGATTGACCGATCCCATACGTACAGTAGATCCATTCGATAGTTCTATAACTTTGTCTTTTGCGTTATCTTTGACTACTTCGAGATCAAAATGCTTGATAAGTGTTCTCTGTAAATCGAAAGATATTTGCGATAAAGCATAGTTGGGTGACATGATTAAAATATTAGAACTAGGAATAAGAGATACAAGTTGTCCAATAATATTGGCAATGTAAGTCTTCCCCTGTCTACGAGAAACAGCCGCACAGACAAATCGATACTTAGGGCTATTAATAGCATTAATAATCGCTGTCTGGGAAGGTAGTGGTGTAATACCTAGCAAATCCAAATAAGGATCGATAGGCAACTTCAAAAACTTATCTTCCTGTGTGTAATCACAAATATAATCAGAGATTATATCTTTGCGGCTAATTTCAATCATCTAGTCTTGTCCCATGGACCTTGTCTTGCTATACTTCCTGCAATATTCAAGCTCCGTCAATTTATCATCCTCAGCATCTTTTCTGACAGGTCGAATATTTCTTTTATATTCTTCCACGTCAGAGCCCTTCCACTTACTAGTTTTTGGTTGAGATTGCATAATTACCTCTTAGACATCCATGCAGATACGCCCATGTATGCGCCTACGACGCCGGCCTGAGCAATGTAAAATAAACCGAGTAAATCTGCCAGAGCAGCTACTCGACTCTCGCTTACAGCAGGGCTAAACAATATGGCACTAAAAACTATCATAGAGCCCATTGCAACCCATGCCATTCTTTTTTGAGCCTCTGACTTCTCTTCTCGAAGTTCTAGCTCTAACATATCCTGTGATCGTTTGATCTCTTCATCTGATACTACGCCGTCTCCATCTAAGTCAAATTGTGCGTAGTGTGAATCTTTTTGTAATTTTTTCATGGTAGTAGAATATATAGAATGCCTGCCATTGCTGCACCGCCAATTATTAAAGTAGTAAATCCAACTAAAATTTGTTGAAGTAACTGCTCTCTTTCTCGTCGTTTTCTGGCTACCATAGCCATTTGCTGCTTTCTTGCGTGTTCTTGCTCTGCTTTAGCCTGTTGAAAGCTTGTAAGCATCTCAGGATCTACCATAGCTAACAAATCATGAACTTCTTTCCAGTGTCTCTCATAGCTTTTTTTAATCATTGTAAGCTTAAGTAGCTCACTTTGACTAAGAGGGCTGAAAGTGCTGGATTTCCTTTTTATCTCAAATTCGGTGACTGCTTCCCCAAAGTCACTGATGGTACCCATAAGTTGCTGCATGCCTTGACCAGTTTCATTGGCTTTTTGTATAAGACCATTTATCTGGGACAAAATAGTACTGGCCATCACTACTGATTCTATAATCATGGGCTACCACTTTACTCTGTCCGCCCAGTATGCTGCAGACATCTTGCCCTTTGCAATATTTTTTGCGTGTCGGGCTTTGAATGAAGCACGTTTACGCTTCATTGCTTCGCTTTCTCCTTTCTTAGGTTTACCGGCTGTCTTTGCTCCTTGTTGTCCAAAACGAATAGTTTTAACTTTAGTACCTACTTTTGCTACAACAATATGAGATTTTTTTGCATGTCCCGGAGTTCTTTTTGGTTTATTGTACCCAGACACTCCAGCTTTCTTTAATCTTGAATCTTTTTTCTTACCTTTTCTTTTTACCGCCACGTTTTTTTCTCTTTACAAAGGTACGAACCATGGTGGGTTTGCCCCCTGGATTGCCGGCCGCTCTTTTTCTACGGACAGCTGACTTTCGTTGCTTTTCAGTAAGACCAGCGGCTTTGGCAGCAGGAAGACATTTTGGGTAACGTTTTTTTCCTGATTTGGTTCTTCCGCATTTTTCAAAGCCGCCGCTCTTTTTAGGTCTGGATATATCTACCCAATCTTCTTTAAACCATTTGGTAAGACCGCCTTTTGGTTTAGCCATTATTCTCTCCGCTATGAAGTAAAACCTCCAGCTCTTTTAGCTTTAACTCTAACTCTCTAACTCTCTTCACAGTATCACTTACTTCTGGGGGAGGAGAGAAATTATCAATCCACTCGTCATTTTCTTTAACCTCTACGGATACCGCCTGTAAGTTGTGTTCTAAAAATGCTATTCTCTCGGTAATACCAGTATAAGCCCACACTGATACTGCAGTAAACGTTACTAACCCTATTAAATTCTTTAGGGGTATAGCTAGCTCTGTTGCTTCATTTATCTTTGTGGGCATAATACCTCGCTTATAGACAACTGTCTATCGCTTAGAAGTTCACTTTTTTCCGCGCTTCTTTTTTAAAATAGCTTTTTGAAGTGCTGGGGGCAGTTTCTTTTGAGCGGCTGTCAAGCCTCCCATAGACTTCTTCTTTTTGCCCTTGCCTTTTTTAGCTGGACGACCTCTTTTCTTTCCATAAGTTCCTTTACCTGCTGGCATTACTTTACTCCCATGCGGTATTTTCCGCCCTTGGCTTTATAAGTTTTTACAAGCCAACCATTTGCATATGCTGAGGGATAAACTGCAAACTTTCGTTTAGCCTGAGCCTTAACCCGTGCATAAAGCTTTTTATTTGTAGGAACAGGCTTTTTCTTTGCGACCTTTCTTCGTCGCTTACGAACAGCCATTTAAGCGTCCGCAGAAAAAAGATCCTTATCATCGATGGATACAGTGTCTTTTTTCTCCGGCTTTTGCCCCGTATATTCTAACGCCTCATCTTCTGTATCAAAACGATGCATACCAAAATCATCATGAACTAGCCAATAGTCTGCTTTCTGTTGAATTTGCATTTTTTATCTCCTACACTTGGAATGCAAGTGTTACTACTAGTCCTGCCAGGAATAGTATTAGTGCTCCGCCAACTTGTACTTGGCGCTGTTCCATTCTATCTAGCTTTTCGTCAATATCGTCCAGTCGATTAAATGTAGTTTTCCACCTCTCTTCACACTGTACTTCATGACGTAAAAACTGCTCTACAACTCCTTCGAGCTTTGTATCATTAGACATCTTTTAACAACTTCTCCATGAGCTTACCATAGTTGCCCTGGCCGAAAGGTACACCTTCATTTATTTGAACATTTGTTTGACTCTTTACGTTTGTAGCTTGAGCTTTTTCAAGATCAGCTTGAGCTTTAATCTCGTCCATTCTCATCTTATGTGCCATTTGTAACAAGTCTGCCAAATCTTTACTAGAGTAAACTCCAGTTTCTTTTGCTTCGTCAAGCTTACTTTCAATCATCTCGTCTAGTAAACTTGCAATATTATTTTTGTTGCGATACCCCATATCTAAGTAAACAGTATCAATATACTTTTTTACTTCACGTTTATTGAGCAACTCTACGACTTGGTTTTCAGAAACCCCGAGAGATTGCACTACCCCGTTGATATTGCCGAACTGAAGGTAACTATTGGCTACTTCGAGTCCTTCTGGGGAAATTGTAGTTAATTCTTTAGCCATGTTTCAAATTATAGTTGCTAAGGGGTAGAATGTCAAGAACTATTTTTAAAGTCCTATCGTAAAAAACTGGGGGGAGTAGGCCACGCTACATCCTCAATAGTTGCAGGATTACCAAGATTGTTTGTTATATTCCGTAAAGCCGTTCTGTATGTTGCAGCTTCTGCTCTCTGTTCTGTAGTTAAAGAATTATCAGTAAGTTGAGTCCAGTCGGATCTAAATAACATATTTTGCCTAACTTTTCGTATATCCTCTAGTACGCTAGAAGCATCCCAGTCCCAAGAAGAAGTGGAAAAATTCCAAGTAGCATAGTCATTAACAGGCTTTCCTATGTGTACAAACTGTAGCGTTGTTGGATTAAAATAGTGTTCCTCTACAAAATACCCCATATCTTCGCAATCTAAAGGAAGGTTACTGTCTGTTACATACAAAATTCTACGATTCTGAGCCTCATCCACACCTTCGGGCTCTGGACTTATATTTGGAAATACTGCTCCAAGTATTTTTCCTGTCGAATGTTCAATTGTTACTATATATCTTATATTATTCATAATTACTACCTTGTCTGTGCTATTAGTGTTGGAGGAATACTACCGCTTCCTCCTCCTGTGGAGGTATCAACTGCGCCTGAGCCGGCATTTTCTGATATGTTAAGAGACCAGAAGTTCGAAACATAGGTAACTCCCCAAGAGTTCCATATGAGCCCTGATCTACTTTCTCCTCCCGCTCCTGTGCCAACAGGTTCCACATACGCATTAATATCTGTTGTAACTATACTGCCACTAGAACCATTCAAAGTATAAAACTCTTTTATATAAAAACTGACATTTGTTTGCAATCGTCTGGAGTCAAAAGCTATGGAGCCGTCTGATTTGAAAATTTGAAGACCGTAATCCCCAGCACTTCCTGTGGGTACAGGTATAGTCTTTGCTTCTGCTACTACAAAATAGTATAAGGAGATAGGAGCAGTTGTTATATCTACAGCCGTAAAAGTTACAAAGTTTGGATTATGAGTTACTGTTACTTGCTGAAACCCATAACTATTATTCCCTTCATTGACTATAATGGTTCTGCCCGGCAAATTTTTACTATTAATAAAAATTTTAGAGTTCGAACCAATTTTAGGAGCACTGGTGCCGTAGCCTATAGCTGTTACTACGTAGTGGCTTAAGTTTAGGTCAGTATTAGCTATTGTGAACTGACCCGAGGCATCCACCCCGGTTACTTCTACTCCAAAAGACATTAGCTTATCCTATTTGCAATGACCCGTCCGGATCGCGTTTGTGAAGAGGTGTTTGTTATACTAAAATTGTTTGCATTTTTACTTATTGTTACATCATTTTGCCTGCCTATGTTAATTCCAGCACCATTAACTTTCATCTCTATTAAAACTTTGCTAGAATCATTTGCGTTGGCGCAGGCAAACGTGTGGCTCTGACCTCCTGCAAGAGAAAAAGTTTCATCTACCTGCAAAGAAGCGGTCCGGTCAAGACCAAAAACAGGAGTAGTTCCATCTATTCCATATACTATAAGACCGAAGCCTTCCTGTGCTGCCCCGGAACCTGGAGTAGCGGTGCCCCCTGAGCCCACTACTGTTGTATCCCCGGGAGAAGTAGTAGCTGCTGTAGTTACAGTAAAGGTTCTAGTCAAGGAGCCTATGGTAACGCTTGTAGAAGTAGTATCTAGGACAAAATCGCTTGCTTGTAATCTAACCCAAACGTATTGATTGTTTTGTACTGTTTTAGGGTTGCTAGTAAAAGAGCTATTTGCAGGTAGAGAAGTGCTACTACTTACTGCAAAACCTGAAACTCCCCCGGTTATACTTACAGGAACAGGATAGTTATTCTCTACTCCAGTAACTTGAACTTTAGTGAAAACGAAGGAGGAGGTCACTGCATTCGTAACGCTAGGGAAAGAAAAGTTAGTTGGAGTAATATCAGGGCTTCGTGTTGTAATATTCCAAAGCGTACCAATGCCCCCCACTGATAGTAGCCCACTTATTGTTGAATTATAAGCATTAGAGGAGGTCAACCTTACCCACAAATAATGATTTGGTTCTATACTACCGGGCCCATTGCCAAACGAGCTTGAAGAGGGCTGACTATTTGTTGGTGATGTCGCATATTGAATAGTGCTGCCTCCAAAAACAGAGACTAGTGCCGCGGAGTTAATTCCAGTTATTTGAGCGCTTCGGTAGAACGTATAGTTTAATGCAGCTCCAGTAATGTTTGTAAAACTAAAGCTATCAGGAATCGAATCTACAGCAACAGTTGTAACAAACAAAGAAGCTGCACGGTTTCCTACCTTCATAGTTCCGCCCGTAGTAGTACCTGCATTTCCTGCCCGCACTCTAACATGAAGATATTGCCCTGAAGTAATATTATGAGGCTGCGACTGAAATTGTACTCCGGAAAGACTAGAAGAGTTTGACACGTCCCACTGTAAGTCTGGAACAGTTCCTCTAAAACTACTAGAATCCGACGCAGCCTGCAAAGTACCTGTAAACCCTAATATTCTAGCAGATCTATAATGGTAGCTTCCTATGGCTGCTCCTGTTATATTAGTCCCAAAAGTATAAACATTTGGCAGCACATCCTGCAAACCAGTTGTTACGGTCCACGTAGCAGAAACTCCATTAACACTTACAGTTCCGAAAACAGAAGTATTAAAAGAGGTCGAAGCTGTCATCTTCACCCAAAGACGTTGGCCACTTGAAATATTCTTAGCAGAAGAAGTAAACGAACTCGAAGAAGGCAACGAACCATTAGTTGACGTTACTGCTGTAGTAATACTTCCGGATGTAACAACTACACTTTCTGTTGTACTGAATCCATAAAGATTAGTAAAAGCATAATATGTTGTGCCCGGACTGGCATTTACTTTAGGGCTAAAACTAAAATTATTAGGTACTCCATCTGCCCATGTGAAAGCAATTTCCGTAGTATATGTCTGCCCTGAAATAAAACTTTTTGTGCCCGGAGCTGCTCCTTGTAGAACTAATTTTCCGGCTCCTATTCCGGTTCCTCTTTGGAGAGTGAAAGTCTTGTCATAGTAAGCAGTAGTACCAATAGGACCCAAAATAGTGCTAAGAGCCTCTGTCATATTAACACTAATGTAATGTTTGCCTACATCACCCCCATGATTTGAGCTGCCGTTGCCTGCTGTGGCTCCACTAAGACTCGCTAGACTATTAGGTACTCTTTCAATTTCTACAGTGCCAGGCCAGAAGTCAGGGTATACTAAAGGTTTTGGAGCTCTTATGGTTATATTAACTTTATCATTATTATTCCAGTTAAGATTTCCAATATTACTTGTAATACTGTAATCAGTTCCTAAAGTTATAATTCCTGTATTATAAGTCGCCATCTAGTATTTTTCCAATATGGTCCTTGAAGTCTTCTGCATCTACGTTATAATATACTGCTCCCGCATTTGCACTAACGGGGTTTGCTTCAGGTAACATTGCAGTACTAAAAGATTTTATATGATTAGGAAAATTACCCTCTTCGAATGTATTAAGTTGATTGAAGTATCCGTGAAAGCTATTTAGTTCTCTTTGATCTATAGCATACTGCAATAAGTCATGACCTAACTGATTTCTAAGATTTTGCCCTCTGAAATCGGGATGAACGGCTACTACGTGGCCTATGCTCTTTTCTGCAATTCGATCCTCGGTAGCACAGTGAAATAAAACTTCTTGGTTGTTGTATGACCAAATTCTAGAAAAAGTCATTACTAAAGAGATTTCTGTAACAGGTTCTACTATAAAAGCTTCAGCTGATGAGTAAAAAGATCCTTCAAAAGTTTCAGTTATCCAAGGCAGATCTTCTCTCTCCGCCAGTCGGCTTGTCCACGGCCCTATACTTGGAGTTATAATCTGAGTTGTCTCTTGTTCGGTATACACTTTAAGCTCTCCTGATTCATTAAGTTACAATTATAGTGGAAGTCGCATAAAATGTCAAGAAGTTTTTTTGAGGTGGTGCAATAAAAAGGGCCCCGAAGAGCCCTTTTTGCTGAATGCTAGAAGGAGAAACGAATCTCAGTTTCCAGCTTGGAGCCGATTGGATCAACTTCGTCAATTTTCGAACCTTCCCACTTACCTTTGAGCGTAAGAGGGCCATTCTTGATCTTATATCCAACTTCTCCTGAGTAGCCATCAGTGCGGGGGCCTACTTCGAAGTATAAGTTCTTGTCGCTGTCACCCAACAGAGTGCCGAAACGCAGGTGGTGCACAGTGTCATCACTCAAAAACTCGTCATCTAAAAATCTCAGATCATTTTTGTATTCCACGTAGGGACCAGCCATTGCAGCGCTGGAAAATACCATGAGACTGATAAAAGATAGTACATATTTCATATTTTTCTCCTTAGTAGGTCCAAAACAGGAGCATACGG